AGTTCTAGGCAAGTGCAGGCACATGCTCAGGTACAAGCACCCAAGAGTGTGAGCAGTTTGCGATCATGCTCAGGATCAAAGGCTAGGTATTCCCTGAGGACTCCTAGCAGTTATGTGAGCAGTTTCGACACATGCTCAGGTGCGACCTAGGCCCATCCACGGGTTAGCCCCAGGAACTTTTCAGGCAGTTGTGTAGCGGATGCCCAGCCGCAGCCCCGCACAGCAACCGTCCGGATGCCTGCGGGGAGAACTATCCCAAAAATCCAAACGAAAGACTGGACACTCTCGGCTTGTCCGATTCTAATGCCGTGGAAAGATTCCAATTCTTCCCGTCGGTAGAGTGCATGTACTTTCCCTTGTCCGACAGCCATATTGCCCTATCGGGACTCGCAGCAACCTTTGATGAATTATTCACGTAACCCGTTTCCGGAGTGAAATCAACCTTCTCAAACGAATTTGCGTTGCCACTCAACACGAAGGAATTGTTGCCCGCTATGATCGACCTGTCACCGATATTAGCCGCGCTTTGGATATCGGAAAAAGAATCGGAACAGTCTGCCAACCGCGACCAACTATTTGACGCAAACGGATCACCATTACTCTCGGCAATGGCAGTAACTGGACGCTGGCCAAGGCCAGGGGAGTAATACTGCAAAGCACACGCTCTGTTCAACTTAACGTCCCAGTAGGGGAAAGGTTTCCTGAAAAGAGACGAAAGGGTTTCTGGAAAAGGTTGGCTTGCGTACAGCGTCTTATTGGCCGTGTCGTACCTCGTTACATATGTTGTTTTTTGGCCCAAGATCAACAAGTCGCCATTTGGTAAGGCAATACCGTCATTTAGATCATGGACTGTCGGTGCGTTCGGAAGTTCTAAGAAGTTCTCACCATTAAACACATGAATGGAGGTGTATTTATGGGTGGATGCATCTTTATCGACAAATATTGCGACGTCCATCCCAGGAGAATAGACTTGCAACTGCCCAACATTGCTTGGCACATCAACTTTATTCCAAGACAAACCATCTTTGCTTTCAACAATTTCTGGCCCGTACGCATAAGCAAAGACTTTTCCCCCAAGGAAAAAGGTGTTTGAAAAAAAAGCGTCGCCTAAACTTTCACCATACTTCCATTGCAGCCCGTCTGCCGAAATTGCGCTCTTTCCGTTGCCAAGTATGGCAATAAAAGTTGGCTGCACGTTTTGATAAAACTGAGTCCATTTGCCCTGGCTCAAAGCGAAACCGCCTTCTACTTCCTTCCACGATCCGCCGACATTGACAAAGGGTTTAGATTCTTGCCAATTCCCATCTGAATTTACTGGCACGCCGCTCATTTGATCTGCAACCAAACGTCGCCATCGCTGCCACCAGACGGGGCATCCGTAGAAACCGTGATGTTGCGCATGCCCTTCTGCGAAGAAGAAGCCGAAGGTCCACCAGTTAAATCAGCCTTCTTGTACACGGCAGAACTCAACGCATTAACCGTGTTACCCGTATCCGTGATCGTCGACTCATTCTCCAGAACCTTCGCGACAACATCCACGTTGTCAGCAATCAACTTCTGCTTCAGGTACACGACCTGGTCGAACGTTGCCGAACCACCAACATGCAGCGGAGTTTCCGCAGCCTGACCATCCCGACCAATACTCACATTGTTATCGGAATCAATCTCCACCGTGCGAGTAGTCTCCGTACCAACACCAAGAGCCATATAGTCAATCGCGTTGATCGACAACCTGTCGCTGAACTTCGTCACCCACGCCTCAGTCCCCGCACCCTGGTGCGCGAACTTCACCATCGAAGCACCATGAATCGTGTCACCCGTAGGTGACTGAACATCACCAGAGTTCACCGTCAACCCAGGACCCTCCGGATGCTGATCATTCGGACCGACACCCAGCAAACCCATATCCGACTGAACCAAACCCAACGTCTGCGACGTTGAGTCATACGTCAACGGGGCATCAGCAGAGTTAATGCCAGCCGGGCCCTGCGGGCCCACATCACCCTGCGGTCCACGCTGCCCCTGCGGCCCCGTCGGTCCCGTCGGGCCCGTGTCACCCTGGTTACCCTTCGGCCCAGGAACACCCTGCGGGCCCTCCGGGCCCTGCACACCACGGGGCCCCTGAGGCCCTGTCGGGCCCTCAGGACCAACCGGACCCTCCGGGCCCTTAATGTGCCCCACGTCCTCCCAAGAACCCGTACCGTCCGTGACACCCCACGTGTACAAGTCACCCGGATCAACAACGTAATACGTGTCACCCGGCTGCATCCCCGTCATTTCCTGCAAATCAACCAGCGTCGCAACATGGCCGCGCATATAGATCCCAGGACCGATAGGTCCCCGTTGGCCCTGCTGACCCTGCGCACCAGTCGGGCCCACCGGGCCCTGCTCACCCGTGTCACCCTTCGGGCCCTGCGGGCCCGTAGAACCAGGATCACCCTGCTTACCCTGCGGGCCAGTAGCCCCAGCCGGGCCCTGCTCACCCATTGGACCCTCAGGTCCAGCCGGGCCAGTAGCACCCGTAGAACCAGCCGGACCCTGCGGGCCGCGACCACCCTGAATGGCGGGGAACTCGCCCCGCTTCGACGGGTCCTTCAAATCCTCAATGAACCCAACCCACTTGTTGTGTTCATCAATGTGACCGGACTGTCCGGGCTCAAACGTCATTACTGCTCCTACGCAATCGGTGCTGGCTTATGCGCTTCCAGGTACGGCTTCGGATCTTCCAAGCCGCCCTCGCAAATGAAAAAGTCTTGAAACTCGTCGTTGTAGTCGTCCACGTAATGGACACCTTTCGCACCGTCCTCAATGGCGGTGCGAGCCTGAGCCATCGTCAAGTAGTAGCCATCCCGGCCAACCTCGTAAACATTCCCCGGCCCATACTCCCGGAACGCGTCATCGCGTTCCAGGTTCGTTTTCACAAACCGGCCGTCCGTGAACACCCAGCAGCCCTGCGGTTCACCCGCATCGAAATCCATCCACATCGGATTCCCATGCCAGCCAATATTCGGGAACAACCCGGCATAAGAATTCGAATGAGTGCGTGGCCTAAACAACGGCACAGTTACCTCCCTTGGAAGTGGAGGAGGGAGCCCCCCTTGGGAAAGGGCCCCCTCCTCCGGTCACGTTGATCAGCCGTTGGCGCAAGCCACGAGCAGACCAGCGTTGTTGTCGTACGTTTGAACGCCGAAAGTTCCGATCCAACCCAGGCCAGCCAGGCGGTTGAACTTGTCAGTCGTCGGAGTGACAACGGTGTGCGGTTCCTCGACGACAACGTCGCCGATACCTTCCGCACCAAGGAACAGAATGTTCGCTCCGTCGGTAGGTGCAGCCTCGATGATGCTGTTCGCATCAGCGGGGATCTCGCCGCCCTTGTTCAGGCCACGGAACTGCGGCCCTTCAATGAAGCGGACACCCTCATACACGCCAACGGTTCCACGCCAAATTGGCTCGTTGGAATCGCGGTCGAGATGTGGGTACCTCCATCCAGCCACATCAGTTTCCTCACGCAGTTTGACTGCGATCTCCGGAGTGATGAACGCGTTGTACAACCCATCGGAGTACGGGGCGACACCAAGCGAACGCAGATGGGCGACGATGCGGCGAACCGAATCGGAGTCCAGCGACAGCAAAGTGTCGTTCGCGTAGTCAACAACCGCGCCACCACGGTGACCCGGCTTGATCAACCCGTGACCACCCGCATCCTTGAACATGAGGTCTTCCTTCATGTTCCCATCAGCGGTCAGAGTCGGATCACCCTTCGCGAGGATCTGCGCCTGACGGAAGCCACCATCAAGGAAGCCACCCTTCAGCGAGTACAGAGCCTCCATGTAGACAGCGTCAACCGTGTCCCGCATGTTGCGGCCCACGTACTCCGCCTGCATCGGGTTGATCTCCGTCCACGAGAAACGCTGCAACCTCTGCGTGACAACGGTGGAGTTGCCGTACTCATTGACGGTCACATCCAACTTGTCTTCCAGCGGCGGCAACGCAACCGCGTCCGGGTCCGCGTACTCAGACAGCGGAGTCTTAGCCAAACCAAGACCCTGCGCGCCCGTGCGGAACATCGACACGGTGCTGCCCGGGTAGGCAGCCTGATCGACCATCCGCACGTTGGAGAACTGGCGGTACATCGGCTCAAAGCGGAGCCGCCACCGGATCACCTTGTCGAAAGTGGCCTTAACAATAGCCATTTCGTTGTAGGCTGTGGTTGAACCAGCAGCCAAGTTAGTGTTGGGGGGGTTAACGGTTAGCGCACCGTCAACACCAACACCTGAAGCAGTTAGTTCCGGGCCGGAACCAACACGCATGGAATCATTGAGATTCCCCTGGGCAGACATGATCTGCCTCCTTCCATAAGGGTTAGCCGCCTTGCTTCAGGACCGCCATCAGTTCCTCCATGTTCTCCGCCTGATCAATCCTTGTCATGATGTCCTGCGGAGGGAGACCCTGAGCGCCCTGCTCAACGGCGTTAATGCGATTAATTTCTGCAGCCGCAGGATCTGCCTGCGGCTGGGTTGGCCCACCGAACACGTCGGCATATTCATTCAGCCAATCATCAAGAGCATCCGCCTCGATGTCCTTCGGAACGAACGCAGCAATCTTCGGGTTTAACCCGCGCTGCTGAATGGATTCAGCGAGCGTCTGCTTACGCCGATCCGCCTCAACCTCAGCGAACTTACTAGCGAGTTCATCTCGCTCTTTCGTAAGTTCCTTGATCTTGGCACGCAACTTCTTCGGCAGGTCAGCCGAATCGTTGTCTTCATCGAACAATGCGTCGTATTCGTTAGACACATCAATCACCCTTACTTCCATATCGTGATGGTTCGCCACACGTTCCACGTCCAGGGGAAGAGGTGGAAGAAGTGACTATCGGACTAATGACACCCACCGGGGCCGACCGATCCGGTTGGGGAACTATGCGCCGTAGCGCTGTGGAGGTGGCGGGATTCGAACCCGCGTTCCAGGGTCTACCCTCGTGGGGTCTTGAACCCTGGTCGAAACCAATCCACCCCCGGCCTGTTTTAACCGAACAGAATTTGTTGAGCCTTCGGACCCCAATCACCTGGGGTTGGAACATGCCACCCGTGGTCGGCCTGCCAATTGGCGACAGCCTTACGCGGGTAACTCTGGTGATATTTCACAGGTTCGCCGTGGAAATAGCCCAGGTCTTTCAACCGGCAAGCCAGCCGGTACGCAGCCAGGCTCTTCACGCCAGTCTGCTCAGCCTTAATGACGTTCTCGTATGCAGGCACTTTTCCATCCCAGTACCGGGACGGGTCATCGTTGCCATGCTGAATACCCTCAGAGTCAATCTTGTGCTTGCGGAGGAAAGACTCAACGTCCTTAACAGTTGTGCCCTTCTTCAACTCCCAATGCATCGGGTCATAGTTCGACCCATGCCAGTCGCCACCCCAATTCACCAGATCGCCGTACTTGTTCTTCATGTAGGCAATACCACGGTGATGCTTCGGATGGTCACTATCGAAGAATGAGCGTGGCGCAGACATGGCACCCTCATGCGCCCAATCCAGATCAACGGCAGTACCGCTGGAATGGTTTGACCAGTTGCTGTTCAAGCGGGACTTGCGGTAGTTGTAGCCACCCTCATCCCAATGACCCCGGTCAATGCTGGTCACATGCTTGTCATAGTCATGCGCTAACGCTAGGAAAAACGGCAACACTTCCCGGCGGGTAGTCAGTTTGCGGTGGGTGCCGGGGATCTTCCCGGTGGCGAGCATGTCATGATCGCGTGGACCGATAACGCGCCAATTGTTTATTGACCTAGGCATCAGCAGGCTCCAACTCTTCCTCGTCATCCCACGTAAACGGATCCCAAATATCAGGATCCCAATCAAAAGGCCCCATCAACATGGTGCTCCTTCACAGCAATGTGACTTCCACTTACATTTCGGACAAAACCAGCGATGCCACGTACCGTCATAGAAATGACCACAGTTATCGCAATGAATCAAAACCGGTTCACTCCCACGAAGATGACTACGCACCCACTCGATCACTTACCAGACCTCCGGCTGACAACAATCTTCCCGTTACGTTCAGTAACCCTCATGCCAGCAGCCTCAGTCTGTTCCTTCAACTGTCGATACTTCTCCGCCGCCGACAGGCGACTCCTCGACGGAGCCGCCTTCCTCGACGGGCTCACCGACCCCGACCGTTTCTTCGGGCTCGACTGATTCCACACGTTCTTCGCCACCAGGTGACTCCTCAATAGTCGCCGACACTTCCGGTGTCGGCTCAGGCGTTACATCCACAACCGTCTCTTCCGTCTCCGTCGCTGACGGAGACGGGCACGGGGAAGGCTCAGGGCAGTCACACACAACATCACTATTCGGACCCAAAGTTGGGCCTACTGCGCGGAACGGAATCGTTCCGGCAGTAACGAGGGAGGCAGCCCCGAACGCCACACCGAACGCAACCGCAACCGCAATCACGGTTTTCACGGGACCGCCCCCCTCTCTAGTTAGTTACTACGGGGTGGTGGGATCGAAGATGACGGTAGCCATACCGTTCACTTGCTGCGCCTCAACAGCGTTGCTGAGCGTCAGCGTCCCAGGATCGGTGTCAGCCACAATGCTGTGGGAGACACTTGCGATGGACTGGTTAGCCGCATCGGTGATATCAATTTGCAGCGTCTGGGTTGCACACCCGGCAGCAGTCACATCCAGGCCAACCACGTTCACCGTGGTGATCTGGTAGTCGTTTACTGCTGCGGAATAGGTAGGCGCACCCAACTCCACTACATAACCGTCGCCGTCGCAAGTAGCGACGGCATCGGTGCTGGACACCACGGACGAAACCGTGGCCCCTCCAACAGCGGCGAAGGCAAATGCCCCCGCCCCAATTGCCAACCCACCAAGTGCGCCGACAATCGCATAAGCCCGCTTCTTACTGCGTGGCTTCTCAACATAGATGACCTGTTGATCGGTCAACTTTCCTCCCTGGGGAAGTAGGGAACTGCATTACATATTCATTTGTGTTGCCGACAGCAGGGGTAGAAGAACTACCCCCCCGCTGTCGAGCGAAGCAAAAAGGAACTAACTACTTCTTGCGGCGCTTAGCCGCCGCCTTCTTAGCCCCGATAGATTCCTTACGGGAATCCCTCTTCTTCACCATCTTGCGGACATTCTTAGCCGACATCTCATCCATGCGAGCCTGCATGCCCTGCTTCTTACGGGTTGTCTTCTTCGCTGCCATTAGCACTCTCCTTGCTGATACTTTGACCAGAGCCAGCACCAACAGGTGGAGTAACCGGCAACTGATCTTGGACGTACATGGGCACGCTGGAGTTCCCCCTGCGAGCCCATGAAATTGCTTGCCACAAACCCGTGGCACCAGTTGCGATCAAGACAGCACGAATAAGTGCCTGGACTGCATCTTGATCAACGTTGATCTGCGGATCAACAGCGATGGCAGCCAAAACTTCGAAAGAGAAAACCGCCACCCAGACTGAAGCCCAATCAGCCAGATACCTCAAAACTTTCGTGTTCTTCATCTTCATCGACCTCAGGGGAAATGTGTTGGTCTTCGGTTTCCTCAACAACAGCAACCTCGACAGGTTCCGTCTCGCGCTCAGGCGCGAACTTCACGGCAGGGTTCATGACGCATCAACCCGACCGAACCGGGCATCCTTCGGATTCAACCAAGACGCAAGAACCGCTACAGCGGAAGATGCGGCAGGGATAACCCATTGCTGCCAATTATCAAACGAGAGAGTTCCCGTGTCGGACCAGTCAGCAGTCATCACCACAAGGAACGTGCCCAAGAAAACAGACAACGCATGCCCCAGCGGCGTGTTAGCCAACCAATTTTGAATCTCTTTAGGATCCATTACTGCTCCAGTTTCGTACTTGTCGAATGCTTAACGCGCTTGCTTCTGCTTCAACGCGCTATTACTAATAGCGGAACTTCCCGAAAAGCGGGAACGTTCCTGACTGGCGAAACGCTTCTTACGTTGACCAGCCTCAACAGCGCCCGACAACCCGAACGCTTCACGAATCAAATCCGCCTGACTTGCTTCCTCGCGAGCCAACGCAGCGATCCGTTCATAAGCCTTACTTTCATTCGAAACCGTTTTGAATGTCGCAGACGACATGTCAAACGTTGAACCGAACTGAGTGCCAGCGATCTCGTCACGCAGAATGTCACTCAAACCAACACTCTGAGCCCTAGCGCCACCAGCAACATTCGCCTGAGATAGTCGCTTCTGGTACTGCGCATCCAAAGCCTCAATGGCCCGCTCCGGGTCGAGCACATACTCGACCATCTCAATATCCGTCAAACCATAAATGCTGCGCAGTTCCTGCTTAACGAAATCATTCGTGTTGTAGTTAATGAAATTCTTCGCAACGGTAACCCGGTCCGTTACTTCCTGCGGGGAAACATCGTTAACGATCCAGTCCGTGATGTCCTGATTAGTTCCCCAAATGGCTCCATCCGGAAGCCCCGATAGGGCGTTCCGGTAGCCAGACTCCAACGCCACATACGCTGCCGCTGTCGGCTCCGGGCGAGGAGGCAGACCCTGCGCGGCACGCTGCGCATTGATAGCACGCAGTTCCTTAATAGCGGGGAACCGGTTATCGAAAGCCTTCTGATACTCCGGATCCCTCGACAAGATCGACATGATCGTGTCGGAGTCGTTATAACCCTGCTCAACGTACTTACGTACGCCACCCCACAAAGACATCAAACCGCTCGACTGGAAGAAACCTTCCATCGAAGCCAACGCAGCATTAACACGCTGCTTCTCCTGATCAGCGGCTAAACGCTCATCCTCCGCTTTACGCCAAGCACCATAATCAAAACCAGAATCCTCACCGCTAGAAGTCTCCGTCGTCCCCGCTGTTTGGACAGGGCCCCACGAGTTAGCGTGATTCACCACAGCAGCAGCAACATTCGCGTTACCCGACTGTTGCGCATACTGGTACGCCTGCTGAGCGAAACCATCAGCAGCAGCACGATCACCACGGTTAATGGCGTTCTGCGCTGCAAGCATCACATTCTGCGCCTGCTGCGAATACCAATTGATAGCCATCACACCACCGAACCAGGATCGTTAGAAAGGAACCCAAGATCGCGGAGGAATTTCTGCCCCGTGTTCAACAAAGTGTTCTTCCCGTTAGTTGTGTTCTGCCACTCCGAAGACTGCCGAAGAGCAGTCTCAAACTCATACAACGTCATCGCCTTAGGAGTGCCATCCTCCGCAACACCGTTCAACGCCTTCGAAATCCACGGATCATCCAGACTCACATCGCCCCGCTCCAGCACACGCCGCATAGCCGACGTGTACGGAGAGGCAAGTTCGTTCACCGAAATACCGGCCTTAATCTTCTCACCGAAAACAGGAAACCTTTGAGCAGCCTGATCCCGAATCGTCTGCTCCCAATAGTTCTTATCCGTGTTATTGAGGGCGATAGAGTCCGCGACCTGCTTGTACCAGCCGTCACTAAACTCAACCCCGTTATTGATCGCTAAAGAACGCAGCGAATCCAACGTGTCATCGATAGCACCCGTCGTACCCTCGACCCCTCCCGGGGCGAGGAACGACACCACAGCCTCCTGCGACCGGTTCTTATAACCGCCATAAACCCAACGGCGAACCATTTCCTTACCGGCCTCAGTATCCAAACCAAGAGAATCAACCGGGATACCAAGGTTCACCGCAGAGTTCTTAATCTCCTGCCGGGCGTTCTCTAAAGAACGCTCCCACGGCTCCCCACCTTCCTGCTCCTGCTTATATGCGGCAAGGGCGGAAGCAGTCTCATAGCCCGCGTCACGTGCCCAGTTCTTAACCGCAACTTTAAATCTTTCCGCTGACCATTCCTGGCGGACCGCCTCTTCGAATAACTCCTGCAGTTTCGGATCCGAATCGATGACAGCGACCGTGTATCCGTATTCAGCGCGAGCCGCCTCAACGGTGAACGGATCCGCCATCGGATCATCAGGGTTCTTCTCGTTGTACTTACGGACCTCTTCCTCCGTCAACAACTCATCGTTGTTCGTGTCCGCCTCAGTCTTCTTCTTCGCCTCAGGCTTCTTGTCCTCAGCCACTAGTACTCCAACTCGTTAATGACCTGCTGGAACGCATCCATGTAGGTGGTGGCTGCCGCATACTCACCAGCACCCTCCTGGCTTGCAGCCCACTTCTCAGCGAACAAAGTCGAATCGAAACCGCCAGTCTGCTCACTCGTCGACGTAGTACCCGCCTGGGAGCGGACACCCTTCGTCACCGTCTCCACCGGGTTGAACCGTTCATTACGGTTCAACTGCTTCACAAACTCCTGGATCTCACGATCAGACGCACGACGACCAAGATACGAAGCAAGCGAATCGTTCAAGATTCGCTCCGCCGTTGAAGCGTTCGTCAAGTTCAGGCTCTTCGAAACGTTCGTGAAAGCCTGCGGGCCGACACCACCAGCACCATTCGTGGCACCGCTGCCGCCGTTGCTTTGCTTCACCAACTTCCGCAAAGCCTCCTGCACGCTTTCACCCGTGACAGCCGCCATCTGCACCGCATCCCGGAACGCGCCACGAGCCATAGCAGGGGTCACCTGATCGGTTCCCATCATTGCTTTAGCGGCAGAGTACGAAAGTTCCTCCACGCCTTTACCGGCAACGTCACCGAACGGACCCATCGCTAGCAGGTCACCCTGCGAAACGAAATTGTTTAAACCACCAGGTGCATACGCGTCACCAGACCCGAAAATGTTTCCATCTTTGCCGCCCTGGAAACCTTCAACGGAAGCCTCAATCTTGACTTTCTGAGTGGGGTTGTACTGCCCTGGCAGGTATCCCCCGGACGAAGACTGATTAACACCCTGCGCTGCTTCATCTTCCGCAGACGCTTCGTTTAAAGCAACCTCTGCGTCATCCTCACTCATCGAAGGCAAATTCTGGCTACTGTTACCGCCTTGACCGTCGCGTGGTGTCGGAGTTCCCTCCACACTATTCGGGTTCTCCTCCGGGCCGTTAGCACCCATGAACCGGCCAGTTGGTTGCGGGGGACCATTAGGCACCCGCACCATCTCCACGGCACCAACCGGGATACGACTCCCATCAAGATTGTCAATAGTCGGATCCGTCGGAGAAGACTCGTAAGCCTTGTTCCCATTATTGGGATCAATGTAGTAAATGTCAGCCATTAGAAACCTCCACCAAATCCTCAGTCCTCAGGTACTTGTCACCGCTGAAGAACCGACGATGCATGTAACGGAAGTCATCATTAATGTCGCCAATGTTTGACACCCGCTGCTCAACCACTCGCTTCAAAGCAGCATTCGACTTCGCATCAATATTCCCCGAACCACCATTAGCGGCAGCCTCTTCCAACTTCTCAACAACCCAATTCCGGATCGTCACGAACTCCTGAATCGCATACACATACTGCTGCTGACGATTCATCTCCGTATACGGAGTGTCCTCCGGAGGGCCATACTCACGCATGAAGTCCTCATCGTTCAACACCAGATACAAAGCGTTAACGGAGTTAACCCACCGGCCACCATTAACTTCCTGGAACTCCGCATACCACGGCTGGAACTCCTCAGACTGCGCCATCTTCGCAACAATCTTCCGCTTAGCAAGATTGATCACATCAGTAGAAGAACCACGCTGCTCAGCCAAAGCCTCAATACGAGTCACCTCAGCGTTGTACTTCTTCCAACCCAACTCGATCCGCGAATCCGTCTCCAGCAGGCTCTCCGCAGCACCACCACGGAAAGTACGACCACCCGACCCAGGGATCGGGCGGTCCATCTGCCACGCATACACATTCGGATCGAAACCCTCGCCCGTGTTGAAAGGCTTCAACACCATGTTTATGTACTTAGCGTCCGGGCCGATAGCAGCCAACTCACCAACCAGCGGCTCAAACTTCGTTGCCGCCTCATACTCACCAAGGTCAGCAGCCATACCAGACTGGTTGCCGCTCTTCGAACGCGTGTACCGGAAGAACTCCTTGCCATACCGCTCAATGAAAACTGCTTCCATCTCATCCAGCGACCAGCCCTCATCGAAACCCTGCTGCTGAATGGAACGCCAACCATCAATATAGAACTGGTACTTCGACTGGAACTGTGGACTGAACGGGGCTGTAGCCGAAACAAGACTGCGGAAAGTTTGGAACTGCATCGCATCCTGAACAGCGTCCTTATACTTCGGGGGATCACCAACCCTGTCGTTCAAATCCCAATCAGTCATGCGGGTGCGGTGAATCTCCGCAGCAGCAGAAGCCAACTGGGAACTCGACTCGCCACGAAACTGCGTGATAATGCGCTTCGCCCAAGCAGGCGCATACTGCTCCACGGCAGCATCAATCAGATCCTTCTCCCGCGTAGGCTGCCCGAACGGGACAGCCCGCGAAACCAAAACCTCACCCAACGTCCCATCAGTAACAATGGTTTCCTCATCGTTACCAAGTTTGAACGTGAAATCACCATTCGACTGAATCATCGACGTGATGTCCGGCCGGATCGCCGCAAACCACGACAACGGCACAGAAACCAAAGGCGACGAAGTAGGGATCAACGGGAACTCACCCTGCAGCATCATGTCCACAGAACCCTTAGGAATCTTGACCGTGGATTGAGGACCGATCACGTCCTCAAACCAACCAAGATCCTCCTCCGGCACCTGGAAGAAAATGCTCGACGCATTCGAAGAACCCAGTTTCCGAACCATCGCCAACGTCGGAGACGAAGGCCCCGACACCCGCTGATTATCATCATCAACAGTCCAACCAGCACGATCCGGAGCCGAATCAACCATCGCATACCGAACCAGATTCTCCGGCCGCGTCTTCGGAACCTGATACAGCCAGAACTTCGCGGCACTAGCCCAAGCCGGGAAGAACGGAAGAATCAACCGCATCGCGTTAGCGAAAGTCGACACACGTTGAATCGTGTACAAGTTATCCCGCAAAGTAATCAACGATTCCTCGCGAGCAACACGAGCCATGTCCTCCAGCATTTGAGGAGTAAACTCCTCAAACCCCTGCTCCGCATAGTTGTCAACCTGCTGCTGCATGCTCTCCCGGAACCTATTACGGAAGAAAGGAGAACGAGCCAACTTATCCTCAGGTAGCGTGCCAATCACGCGCATGATCCCACCGATAGCACGCTTATATAGGCCCTTGTCGTACTCGACCGCGTTCCCCAGGAACGGCTGCAGGCCAGGTCGCGGACCAATCCGCGACCGAAGCAAATCAGCAGTCACCACCTTGTTCGGGTCCAGCATCGCCTGCTGAACCAACTCGTCAGGGAAATACGTATCAAGAATGCTGCGACGGTCAGCGAGGATCGCGACCACATCGTCACGCATACCCTCCGTCAGAGTTTCCCTCGACACAAGATCCTTGAACTCTTCAAAGTCAGGAAGTTTCCGCAAAGCGGAACGGCCACGATCTGTCTCAAACAGTTCCTGAATGATCTCGTCGTCAGTCTTCCCTTTCAGGATCCCCTCACCGATCAGGTCGTTACTGAAGTGACGCTCACCGAAGTTAGCCAAACCATTCCAGTACTCATCCGTGTAAGGCTGCAGGACCATTTCCCGCTGCGTCATCTTCATGCCGCGACCAGTCATGTCCGCCAAACCGAACATGTCCGCAGCAACACGATCATTGCTGGAAATCAACTGTTTCCACAACGAAGCCTGCTCCCCGAAAGCAGAGGGGATCTCCACCTCGCTCTGCTCGAAATCGCCATTAGGAGTTTTCGTCGTGTACTTCAACTTCTCATTCAACTGGCCGCCACTCCAAATAGCGCCGCCAGTCTTCTTACGCTTCGTCATGCGATTGTTTAAACGCTCCAGCGCCTTATCAACATTCGCTTGACGTTCCGCAACCTGAGAGTCCAGGCTCCTAGCCTGCGACTCCAAATCCTGAATCTTCGTGTTCGTCTCGATGTAGCGATCCGACTTCGCCAACATCACCTGAGCGGCACGATCAACCTCGTCCTGAGCCAACGCCGCACCATACGCGGCACCAGCATCGCGAGTACCAATCAACTCCGACTGTGACAGTTTCTTACCATTAGGTAAAAGAACATAGTCGAAACCATCATTGGCCATCTGCACCGCGAGGCGGGCCTTAGCCGCCTCCGGAATGTCCATCCCCTCCATTACGCGAGGAGCAGTATTAACATCCAGGCCGGTACGTCGAGCGATCTCTAACGCGTCAGCGTTAACGAGATCCAACACCGGACCGACCTCATTCGCTGGAGCCTTCGACGGCATCAACTGCGGAATAGACTCTTCCGTGATCTCCGTCGCAGCGCCAGGGCGGAAGAAAACTTCCGCCTCATTCGAATGACCCATAGCCACAATGTCCCCACGACGCACCACGTAGTAACGCATCGTGTCATCCTGACCATAACCCCGGCCCTGCCAGCGAGGATCCAGCGAACCATTCACGTACGGGGCACCCGAATCCGGTGTGCCCCGGCGGGCAATAACAACCTGCTCATCGAACCCAGCGTTCCTCAACTGCGTCTGCAACGTTTGCTTATACGTATCATCAGTCGCAGCGAAAACGAGATAGTCACCTGGGAATTCGCTGTCCAATACCCAGCCATCCATGCTGGCCTTGATGTTCTCATCCAGGAGAACATCCAAGTCATCATCGATGACAGACGCGAACTCCCTCACGGCCTCATCCGTTTGGCTAGCGCCAAGACGCTCTACCGTCTCATCAATAGTGAACACGCCAGGCTGCAAAGCCTCCTGGTTCACTTCCTCAGCAGCCTCCGACATCCAACCCGGGTAATTCGCGTCGATGTTGTTTCCGCCGTTGTAAACCTTGTCCGTCGCCAACTGCATCGAGTAGCCGCGAGGCGCGGTGAAATCAGGAGTGATGACCTTGCCGTAGCCGTTCTCCCGGGCGAACTCCAAAGCCAGTTCCTTCGTGATACCGGAACCAGTAATGGTGCTGGGATCATCAATAGCGTTAACGAGCGTTGCTGCCGGACGGGACTCCATCGGCAAAACACCAGAACGCAAACCAATAGGCGTTGACAGGATTTCGTCACGGCCCAACTTGGCGGACATTTGACGATCAACAAAGTCCATGTTCCGCGTCGCAGAGGACTGCTGAATATGCGTACCGAAACGCTTTTGATGTTCAGTTGCCTGGAACATCAATTGACGCATACGGTCATTGAAAAGATTCTGCAAGTTTTGGATGGAATCCATCATGCCCATGTCTGCGCCAGCGTCCATCCGCCACGCATCCCAATAGCGGTACAGGCGGTCACCTAACGGGCCCCCCTGTTCCACTTCACGTACGATCCTCGTGACCAGATCATTGGCTATCCTGTCACGCATAAGGTTGACGTAATCGTCGTAGTCGTATCCCCTCTGCTGCGCCACAGCGCGCAGCAGCCTCTCATAACCATTGTCTCTAGCGCGTTCCAAAATTGAATCGAAAGCAACCCCAGGGACTTTCCAGTCAGCGATCTCACCATGAGCGCGGTAGATACCAGATGCGCCATTATCGAACTTCGCTAACACAACACGACCGTCGTCCAATGTTCTCAAAAACATATTCTCGCCAGCCGGGCCAAGAGCATCAAAGTTCATGATCAACGCGTCTTCCGCGATCATCGTGTGAAGAACCCGATCCAAATACTGCGCCTCTTTTTCCGTCAAACCACGTGCTAAAGCCTGACCCACCGACTCGTAGGAAGACATGTCCTCCATGTATGACCCGTAGGCGAAACGCCGATCCGGTGTTTCGTCCGCGAATTTCACCATCGTCGACGAGCGACGTACAGGAGCAATCGAGTAATCCAAGTCAATGAACATCTCCAGGAAACCCTGCGCAGGATCGTCATAATCCTTCACATAGAAATCCTGCAACCCAGTCGTGTCAGTCCACACGCCAGAGTTACGCCCATACGTGTAGCCACCCAGTTGACCCTGGACACGCTCATTCATTGTCGGGAAAACGCGAGGCTGCTGACCCGTTGGCGCTTTCCACGCGGCAGCAGTCGGCACCGGGAGAGCCGTATCCTCTTCACTTAACGTGACACGGTAAACAGGGACACTCTGACCCTTAGCCTCGTTCCACTCGTCTCCAGTTTTCGTGAGTCGTACACCACGAGGCAACACAATCTCTTGCTCATAGTTGTTGCCAATGAGACGGTCGAATGACGCGTACGGGACACCAGGGTCAACATCTAAAAAGTATTTGTAGTCAGTACCGTCAACACCAATGAACGCAGGGTTCGTGCTTGTTGACAAGTAGGCTGGGGTTGGGCTGTCCTCCAGGGCCGGGAAACCACTCTCACGGTAAACACGCATCGGTTTAGTTCCCGCTACAACATGCGTGTTCAACGTCACGTAGTCCATGCCGGTGATCAACGGAGCCGCGAAATCATTGGCATCTATCGGCCTGCCATCCCACAAAGCACCATTAACGTTGTCGTAACCGGAAACCTGGTACTGGTTCATGCGGTAAATGGACTGGGCTAACATGTCGAAACTGTCCTCAGCGTCGAGTGGAACTAATGCGTTCACCATGTCACGGAACTCCGTGTCATCCATCAGATGACCCTTTTCCCGTAGCCAGTCCACATACTGCGGATCCGAAATGTCCGAAAGCCGCAACTCAACTTGCTTACGAACAACCGGATCCAGTTCCGCAGCCTTCATAGTGCGGGCAATATCAACAATCAACCGTGCAGGCGGATTCGCCTCCATGCGCACACCAGGCCGGTCAGTTAAATATGTTTCCATATCCAGCCACGCTGGGGCACCATCGAAGTATTGCCACTCATCCAAGCCAGTCTCTATCTGCGACATTGGATCAAACATGTACGGTTGAACACCGCTGGTGTTTTCGTTCCAGAAAGGATCAAAGTAGCGAGGGTTGAAAAACCTCGATCCCGACTCCTTAACTTCTCGCTGGAAGTTAATATGTCCATTCTTCAGATAGGACCTGGTCGCATCTTTATGCATACGAAGAAGGTCGAAAGAGGGGCGACCCCTATCGTTAAATTTCTTATCGAAAACATCGTCCGCTTTGCTGCTGCGCAGTCGAATAACAACAGGAACCATTTCGTCCGCGTTGTACTGCGCAGCGCCAAGCACGCGCCGCGCACCATCAGCCAAAACCATTCGACCGTCATAACCTGACGGATCACCGAACGCGTCAATAATGATCGGCGAAGTCCACTCCGACGCTGCTGCCCGGGAAAAATCAACAGGATCCACCGTGTCGACCGTGTTGTACAGAGTATCTTCGAAGATCTCTGCCAAATGCCCGGCTTTCACATAACCGATTGCGTCGTTGTACTTCCCGTACCCACCAAGCGGGTCCGTGATACGAGTCATCTTCGGGTAATCACGGACAGGTGAAAACGTGTAAACGTCAGAATACTGATACAGGCGCTGCCACAGTTCATCCCAGTAAACACTTGGATCCATATGCACCTGGTTCCAGTTGTCACCGAAACCACCAGGACGCAAATCAAGAGTGCCACCACCGACCTGCATCCGTGCGCCACGGATGCTGTCAATAGCATTCTCCGGAATGATGTTGATCTCATTCAAGATCGTTTCCGGGTTGCCGCCCTTCAAATAGTTCTCATCGAACCACGCCATCGGATCATGCAGAACCTCATACTTGCCGTTCTGCGCATCAATAACCCGAACCGGGATACCAGCCTGGCCACGTGTCTGATCAAGCCACCGCGACAAAGCAGTCAACTGCAAGCGAGCCTGACCTGCTGGGCTACTGTCGAACTTGTTCAGGTCTTCCTGTGTCAGCCATCCACCGACACGGAAATCATCACGGATCGTCTCATCAACGGTTTGCCGTTGAATCGACGCGAACATGTCATCAGCGGGAAGACCCCTAACCCAGCCCGCTTCCTCCAAACCCTGCACCAAAGCAGGATCAATCAGGACCTCATCAACGTTGTCATAGAAATCACGTCGACGTTCAATCTTCCCCTCGATCCGTTGCCACACAACGGACTCACCAGGCTGCCTACGTTTCGCCTCCTCGCGAGCAACCTTGATCGCGGACAGGCGGCGAGCCTGCGCGATCATCGCCTCACTCTTCGCCTTCTCCTCAGCGATCTTCTCCTTAACCTGGCTGCTCAACCGAATCCGGTCAGCCAAAGCAGAAGACTCAGCGTCCAAAGACTCACGCAACGCACGCATCGTGCCCTTCGTTCCATAACGCATAGGGCCATGCACAACGAAGTTCTTCACGTTACTCAACCGGTCGGCAGCGTTCGAAGCGAGATTCACCCACTTCATGTCATTCGCTGAAGCGACACCGCGAGCGTTCTTGTAACCGGGGAACTGCGACGCATACGCCATCTCACGCAAGTTCGACTCAGCAACGTTACGCAGCGTGTAACCCAAACGCATCAAAACCAGAGGACGCCAAATCACGTCAATCGTGTTCAAGATACTTGTCGCACTCATGCCAACGTTCGACGCGGCACCCGACAAGCCACCCTTGTTGATGCGGAAAGCCTGATCGATGAAACGGAAATCAAGCAGAGGCTTACCCTCAGCGAGATCAGACTGGAACTTCGTTCCCTTCAGTTTCTCCTGAAGGTCCTTCACCACATGGATCTCGTTACTGGGTTGATCCCAATACCAGCCCCGGTCGCGGATCTGATCCGCGATCCGGTTACGCATCCGGTTCACACCCATCAGCACGTTCTCAGCCTGACTGAAATTCAAGCCATAAAACTCAGCCATCTCCATGAACATTTGCTTTTCGAAATCATCGAAAGCAGCCCAACGGGAAACCTCATCAGGTGCCGAAAGGACACGGTTGTAGAAACGATCACGGAACTGCACAGCGGTCTCCAACCGCTGCTGCTTCACCCACGCATCAAACTCGCCACTCGCAACGAACTCATCCCACCGCTCCGGCGACATCGAATCGCGTTTCTCATTAATGGCACGCTTCGCCGAAGGCATCCAATCGCCAGCAACAGGATCAATCAAAGCATCATCAGCGACACTCGTGGGACGGCGAGACAACTTCCGCAACAGAGGATTAGTTGTTAAAGCCGACTCCATCTCAATAAGCGACTCACGAGCGTTACGCACCTCAGCCCAGCCACGGATCCGCTTCGTACGCATGTACGAAGCGCCACCCCTAAACACGCGGATAGTGCGGCCCCACGTGCCGCCAGCCTGATACGCCTTCGAAGTCCACAAGTTCTCACCCGTGATCCGCTCATAGCGGGCACGAGCCTTACGTGACTGAGACTGGACACGAGAAGTGCCCATACTGCCGTACTTACCAACATTCAACTTAGAGATACGGACAGCACCGCGACCGCTCGCCACACCAGTAGTGAAATCCACCGCTGTACGGATCGGATCGAAAGGCTCCAGAATGTCCTGCGCCTCATCGACCACCTTCTGCAACTGGTCATTCTGAGCGTTCAAACGCTGCAACCAGTTATCAAAATATGGGGTTAAACCACCAGGAGTGTTCGGGGAAGTGATCGACTTGCGGCGTTGAACCTCTTCGATCTCCGACAGCAACTCTGCCCGTCGAGACTGCGCATACGTCAACGCGTCAAGGGCCGTGAAGTTCTTCCCACCAATGTCGAGAGTTTGCTCATCCATACGGGCAGCGATCCGGCCGATAGCGTCCTGATCGCCACCAAGAGCCATCAAAGAATCAAACGCCTCATCAGCAGTTTTAGTGGAACCAAGAATGTCAGCGACCAAAGCCGGGTTCGAAGAATCCAATGCGATCTCATGCTGAGCCATGTACGTTTTCGGAGTGGCAGCGATCTCCATCGACAAGTCATAAATAGCGGTACGTCGCCCAGCCTCACCAGCAGTCTCCGCGAACGACTTACCCAACTCGAACTGGGCACGGGCCTTCGTCCGATCCTTCAAAGAAGTCATCCACACCGTGGTCAACTTCTGGGCACCCTTACCGGCGACCTTGAAAGCAAGCACCTCAGGTGCCAGCCACCACGCCACGGCAGCATCCAAACCACCAGAAATCCAGCGGCCCCAACCTTGATCGGTTGCGGACTCCAACTGGCGCATGTCGCTAATATCGAACTCTGATGACAAACCAATGTTCGCGGAATACATGCTGCGAGAGTTAGATTCCCTCGCCAGGTTCCGGCGAGAATCCTCAACTATCGCCTCATCGCCTTCCTCATTCCAGAAAGGCTGATTCAACGTACGGCCGATAGTGAGCATTCCCGTTTGGCCGATAGTGATGTCGTTGTTCCACACCATGTCCCACGTGGAAGTGATGTCGTTCCATTGGAACCCGTCCTCTAGGTACGGGTTCAACTCCTGACCACCAGCAGTACCCAGGCCACCCATCGTGACCCCAGGTATCCCGACCTTCAAATTGTCGCCAGGTTTCGTGGCACCGCTCGCGATAGCGGGAGCGTTCAGAAGCAAACCGAGAGTCGAACCGGCAGTATTGAAAACACCATACGATGCTTCGATACCCATCATTGTTCCCATGACAGGTTCAGCAAAATTGTTAGCGACGAAACCGGAACCAACATCAGGGTTACCAGCATTAGCAATATTCTCTAGAGCCCGCCGCGACTCAACAGACCCATCCTTGGGAACCTGGTTGATCTGGTAGACACCAAGAGCATCAGCGGCAGCCTGACCAATCATCCCCGGAGCGCCACCAAGGTTCGAAACACCAACTGCCATGCCACGCAGCCAACCGACAAAACCGTCGCCGCCACCCATGTCACGCAAATACTGCGCAGCCTGAGCGTTACCACTAGGACCATACTGGCGTTCCCGCTGACGCTGCTCATACTTACGACGCGTCTCCGCGAACTGCTCCGGAGACTGCGGCGTAACCGACGCACGCCACTCCTCAACCGGACTACCAGCACCCTCATTAGCGCGCAGCAACTGCTGCGGAGAAAGATTAGCCACCCTGCTCACCAGCCAAAAACGCCAAAACCGTATCCCGGTCCTGCGGCGATTCCCATTGCACCTGAGCCAAAGCGAAAACAATCGGCGAATACGTCAAACCAAGCGCATCCACGCCAGCAGCCACATTCTCAACAAAGTCAGCATTCATCTACTGCTGACCCCCATACGACTCCAAATACTTCGTGAACAACTGAAACGAACGCGGCACGTTCTCCTGCTGCGCCAAAAAACGCATAGCAGGCAAATACTTCGCCATAACCTGCATGTCCTCAGCCATCACATCAGTCAAACCCTGAAGACTGTTAGCGCCCTCACCAACCGGAACACCCTGAGTCAACGGTTCATTAGGACGCATCGACGGGTCACGCAAACCAGCAGGCGGAGCCATCGCAGGACCAGCACCAGCATCCATCATCGGGTCAGCGGCCATAGGCGCACCACCCTGAATCTCCTGAAAAGCCTTCTGCTCCCCGTAAGCAGCCTCACCCAGTTTCATGCGCGGCTGACCAGGGCCCCCATCAGTACGAGCCGACAACTGGCCAGGACCGGAAACAGGCGCAGGATTAGTGGGAATACGTTCACCACCTCTAGCCATCTTCACCTACCTCCGAATCAAAAAACAAGTCATCAATTTCAGCCAACAACTCTTCATCTTCAACGTCACGCTGCAACGGGCCAACATCAATCACGCCAGCATCAACAGCGGAATCAAGAGTGTTACGCCACACGTCATGCAACCGGTTCACCATGTCGTTAGCGACATCCGGCTGCCACGCAGAACCCTCAGAAACCAACACCGCATAAACCTCACCAACACCTACACGCATGATGATGTCTCGTGGCTGCGGCATCCCAAGTTTCCCTTCCAAAAAATATTTACGACGCGACAGCAGGAGAGGCCACCTCACACGTGGCCTCTCCCACCATCAACACGACAACTACTTGATCGGACCAACAGTCTTCGGTTGCGTAACCGTGACCGTGTTATCCGGACGCTGCGGGAGGAACTCCAAGTTCCCACCCTGCGCTGGCGCGCCAGTCGGCATACCCGAATCAATCGGCTTAATGTCCTGCGGCGCGGAACGCGGATCAGGGAGGTTATGCCCACCCTTATTCGTAAGACCGAAATCAGCCTCGCTCATGTTCTACCTCCTCCCTATCCGATAGGTGCTTGCCGTAACGTCCGAACCGACGTTCCAGCGTTCCCACCCCCGGTAAGGGAGGCGAGCATCTGCTGCATGCCAGCAGGATTAGGGGCCCCACCCAAACCAGCGGCACCCGGAGGCGCGCCGTCACCAGGAGGCGCAGGCTCACCCGGGGCAGGAACATCCGGCTCAGGTTCGGGTGGGGCAAAAGCAACCTCAATGGCCGCTTCAATAGGAACACCCTTCTTACGCTGATCAATAAGCGATTGGACAGCCATCACAACTTTTTCTGGGTCTCCACCCTCAACAGCCATCGTGGGGATCGCTTGCGCATAACCAGCGACAGCCTGCAAAGCAGACTCCCGCAGGCGTTCCACATCAATGACGCGCTCCTCTTCAAGCACGTCCATCTGCACCGGAAGATTCCGACGCAAATAAGACTTCGAAAACAAACCAGCACCCAAACCTTGCAAACCCCACACCAGGGCACGGTTCGGATCCAAACCAGCCATCACGCCATACTCAGCGGTCACGCCACGCTCACCCTTAATAACATCCTTCGGGGTGTAACGCAGTTTGTACGGCGTACCATTCGTCACCGACGAAACCTCTTTACGCGTCGACGGCCACACCTTCTCATCCAACTCCAGGCACATCGACAACGCTTCCGCCATCGCATCACCCAACATTGATTGAGCAGTCTTAATCCGCTGATCAAAACCACCCATCAACGCCTGCACGCCACGACCAGTCACCACACTTGAATCGATCTGGCCAGCGCGAGCGTCCGGGAAACGAGAACCGAACTTCAACTCCTCATCAAGTTTGTTCTCCGTGATAAGTGAAGCCTGCGGCAAATCAAGACTGACCCTGCGGATACGTTCCGGAGTTTGAGAACGGAGGATCGCATCCGGACCGAAAGCCATCTCCTGTACGTCTTGGGGGAGCGCTATTGGTGCTTCGACTGCTTTCTGGGTTGCCTCCAGCGAAAGTAACGCAAGTTTTGCTTTCGCTGCGAAAACCCACAGCACATCATCAAAAGATCCACGCGGACTGTCATCGAGTGTGGGTCTTCCAGCAATAACAACAGGGATACGGTCGAGGCGGTTACCTACTGTGGAAAGAACAACTGCGTCTTCATCTGCGATGACGAGTCGTTCCGCTTCTTTATCCCAGTAGCGGATCATTTTGATCATGGGGTTTTCTTCGGTGCCCCATTCGCTTCGGCGTTCAAACCTGTAGGCATGTTCCGGGAACATTGCTGCTAGTTCGTTAGCGCGGCGGGAGAACACTCGCAGATAAGAGGTGAGGTTCCCGAAGCGGTCTTTAGTGAAGTAGGAACCCATCGGGTTGTCGAACTGCAGGTAGGGCGCTTGTGCCGTGTAGTCGGGTTCGACGCGGATGGGGAGGAATCCGTAGGTCATCATGCGGTCTGCGGCTTGCACGATGCGTGTTCCCAGCCGGGAGTGGTACACGTAATAGTTGATTATTTTGGTGAGTTTGTCGGCGCGGGAACGTCGTGATTCGTCCAGGATGGAGTCGCCTGCTGCGGAGAATGTGGGCAGGGTGCCGATGGATTCGGCGAGGTCTTGGGCGACGACATCGATGGTGTTGGCGACGATGGGTTGCGGCCATTCGCTGGGGAAGAGGGAGCCGTATAGGGCGCGTGCGTTGCCGGTGCGGACGAGTTGGACGGCACGCATGCGTGCGTCACGGTCTACGTTTTCACGTTCTAGGCGGTGCGACAGTTCGACCACGTCTTGCGCAGTTTCAGCCACGTGGCTCCTTCCAAAGTGTTGCGTAAATGGTTCCTTCCTTGGTGTTTGTCAACGGGCCAGGTCATGTCCCTGACGTTGGAAGGTTTACGCGTATGTGGTTTGTTGTGTGAAGATTTCGTCTAGGTCGACGGTGTATTGGCGTTCCCGGTCCCCTTCGGAGCGGAACGGGTTCGCTGCGAAAGTGGCGCGGCCGGTGGATCGTGATGCGACCTCACGGGCGCGCAGTTCACAAAACCATAAAGCCATCACCGTGTCGCATTTGCGTTTCCGTGCTGGGATCTCCGGGTTCCAGGACACGAGTTCTTCGACGAGAACTTTCACGCCGTAGTTCTGTGTTGATGGCAGGTTGATCAGGTTGTCGCCTTGGTGTTTTTTTGTTCCTTGCACGGTGGCGGTTGATCCGAACAGTCCAGCCATGGATGCGACCCCGAATTCTGGGTCTTGCTTGTTGTTGCTGGTGTGGTGTGGTTTCACGACGATTCCCCGGTTGGCCATGTATTGGCCGATTTCCTCGTCGTACACGAGGAACCCTTGGAATGCGTTCGATTCAATCACCCACTCTTTCGGCTGATATATCTCTGTCATGGAGTAGATCAGTTCGCGGATTTGCGCTGGGGTGGGGCCGGAGAGCACTTTCACGTCGAGTACGTATCGTTCCCCGGTTTGCCGGTCGATGCTGTAGGCGACGGCGGCGGTGTTCCCTGAGACCGCTGGGTCCATTCCGCATACGACATAGTGGCGGTCTGTTCGCTGCGGGTGCCCTTTCAGGTTCGCGTTCAACGGTCCCGCTTTGCGGTATCCGTTGACGGAGCCGTTCACGGCGACAATGTCGAACGTGGCATCTTCGGCTATCGGGTTGTTCATGTAGACGAGGGACCATTTCTTCGCCCCGACCTCGTTGCGGACGCGTGCTAGGCGCGGGCCGGTCCAGCGGGGGTAGCGTCCGTTCTCGTCTGGTTCGTCGTTGTCGGCGAAGGGTTCATCAGCGACGGGCCACAGCGTGACCCAGTCTTCTGGTTTCTCTTTATATTCCAGGACTGCTGGCATGGACAGGTATGTCCATGGCACGACTCCGTCGGTGTAATGCACCGGGTTGGTGAGTTCGCTGTACAAATCGACTGGGGCGACGCGGGTGCCGACGACGAGGAGTTGCCCTTTGGGGCCTAGCCGGGTGGCTACTTCCTGCACTAGCCATTCGCGTTGCCGTTCATGTTCGCCAGCGTTGGACAGGGTGACTACGTCGTCGAGGATGATCAGGTCGGCGCGGGCTCCGTAGATTTGGCTGGCGAAACCGATGGCTTCCAGGCTGGGGTCTTTCGCGTCGGTGTCGCGTTCTAGGTAGATCTTGTTCGCGGACCATTGCTCAGCGGTCGCCCGGAACCCGTCTGCGGGTCCGAAGGCGACTTGCATGTTCGCGTACCGGGGATGGGTGAGTCGTTGTTTCACCGCGTACACGATTTTGCGGGCTAGGTCCGCTGACTTCGAAATGATGATGACGGCAGCGTCGGGGTTCTTCAGGAGGGTGTAGGTGACGTAGCCGATGCTGATCGACATCGTCTTCCCATGGTTCGGCGGCACGTTTATGATCACGCGTTTGCTGCCGGAAGAACCTTCCTCATACGTCATCGACGGGTGAAGGAAACCAGGCGAGTCCCCGTTCAGAATGTCGACCACGTTCTGCATGTGCGGGTACACCTCGTTGCCCAGGTACTCAGCGGAGAACGCGGAGAACGACGGCATGTCCAAGTCCTGAAGGGACTTGTCTTTCTTCTGGGAGCGGATCTGATCGATCAGTTCCGCCCAGTCTTTGTTCTTCCGCCGCTGCTCCTCATACCAGGATTGTGAACGCCCAATAACTTCAAGAGCGTTTTTGATGAGGTAGCGCTGACGCATCAAGTCAGCGAACTCATCCCGGAGTTCCTCCGGGGTGCGCATGTCGCGAGGTTTGAAATTAGCCACGAAGTCTTCTTTCCCATCTGGAACCAGAGCGACGCTCCGGGGAGCCGGAGCGGAGCGTCGCCCCCGAAGTAGTCGAACCCGGAAAGGTTCGACAATCAGCCAGGAGAGAGTTCCCTGCTCTCGACTGGCACCGCGTCGGTCTACCGACCGACTAGTAGTCGAGATAGGCATCTCGACAACACCGCCTTGTCCCCCGCCTGGGGGACAAACCGGACAAAGATACACCCCTGGCCTATATGAGGGACACCAAGGACTACGTAAGTAGGACTTGGTGGCCCTTCCAGGCCTTGCGGCCCTCCAGGGCCTACGTAGTGGAGCGAGTAGCGCCGCTCGCATCTAGGCGATGCTCGCTCCGTAGTGAGCGCTCTCACTACTAGTGAGCCCTCTGCAACCGCTTACATAGTCACGTTGCACGGCGTTTCACCCCCCACCGTTACCAAACCGTTACCAAGAACCCCCCGTAGCCCAACTAAACCCAGCCACCCAGCCACCACCCCCACCAAGGACCAAACAGCAAAATTTACCGGGGGATGGGGGTGTAGGGGGGCGCGCCGCCCCGCAAACAACCGGGGGTCAAACGTCCTAGTTTGTCCGAATTTGTCCCGATTCGTGGTTACCGGGGCAACCGTGCTTCGCAATCGACCCGGGACCCCCCCCGGGGGGTGAGTCGGCAGACTCACTCACCCTGCCCTCGTGGCTTATGGGGGTGCTGTGTTGGGCCGGGTGGCTGCTGTGTATGGCGGTCGACATCGATGTCGATGTCGACTGGCAGTCGAGCCCGGATCCGGGCTCGACACGGGTCGAGCGGGGATCGATGTCGGCTGTCGGTCGAGCCGGGATCCGGGCTCGACATGCTGTGGACATCGATGTCGATGTCGACTGGCAGTCGACTGCTGCGCGGTCGACGCGCCGTCGATTCGACATGGGTGTCGATTGTCTGTATCGTCTCCATTGCAAGCACCAAACAACAACCGATTGTGAGGCAATCATGAACGCAACACCTACCGCTAGCCGCCCGTGGGATACCCCGGAATTCAACCCGGCCGGCCATAACGGCGGATGGATGGTCACGCTGCGCTGCTCATGCGGATGGCAGTACCGATTCGAGGCTGTCGATGTCGAGCAAGCGATCCAGGCGCACGAGGACCACGTCGATTCACAGTACGTCTTCGCCGGTCCTAACCGGCACGACGGATCCATGTCGTGGACCCCGCTGTCATGAGGCGAAACACAGCAGCCCGCACCCGGGCTGCTGTGTCGACCCGGACTGTCCGCCCGGGTCCTGATGAGCCAAGGACAGACATGAGAGGAATCACCATGACGACAGCACTCACCTACCCTGAGCGGTTGATCCGCGATGGCGAATTTGGCGAGGGACTCAACCTAGGCGCGTCGCTCGACATCGACGCGCTGCGGCCCCGGCTGCGGGCTGCGCGGGACGCGTGGAAGACGTACCGGGCTGCGCACGGTTTCAAGCCGGACGCGGCTGCGATGCTCACCCCGCCGGATGCTCAACCGAAACTAGGTAAGAGTGAGACCCCGGCGTACGGGCTCATGCTTGTACCGGCTGCGGGTCTCCCGGCCGAATTCTGGCCGGGATCCCGCCCGGTCAATGTCTGCCCTAGGGCTAGTGCGGGCTGCGCTGCGGCGTGCCTCGCCTACGCGGGCAAGGGTGCCATGAGCACAGTCCAGCGGGCCCGGGCTGTGCGGACCGGGTTTCTACTGGCGCACCCTTTCCACGCCGGGATCCTAATCGGGCACGAGGCTGCTAAGGCTGTCGAGAAGCACGGCGATATCGCGCTGCGGCTTAACGTGCTGTCGGACATCCGGTGGGAATCGGTGGCCTACGGCGGGCTCATGGCGCTGCGCGGGCTAGGTGTCCGGCTGTACGACTACACAGCGTGGATGCCGCAGCAGCGCCATCAGGGCGCGCTGTCGATGCTCGACTACTCACTTACCTACAGCGCCAAGGAACCCGCACACACCCCGGACGATTACCTAACCGGGGTGCTGTCGAGCGGCGGAACCGTGGCGATGCCATTCACCACGAGGAAAGGGCAACCGTTGCCGGAATCGTGGCAAGGATTCCGCGTGATCGATGGTGACCTATCGGATGCGCGTTACGAGGATCCGGCGGGCGTGGTGGTGGGGCTGCGCCAGAAGGGTCGAGCGGTCGACGAAACCGGGTTCATCCGTCAAGCCTGATTGCAAGTGCCTAGCAGCGCCGCACGGGGGTGCGGCGCTGCGGGGGACTCTCAATCGGGGGATCCACAGTCGAGCCCGCTACGGCGGGCGAGGAAGGCGGAATCATGGCGGTACGCACACACACAGCGCGCATGAGCGCTGCGCGGTTAGCCCGCGCATACGCCGCGCACCATGAATGGCGCGGCACGCGTGGCGGATGGATTGTCGACCGGGAGGGGCGACAACTGGTCCAAGGGTGGACGAACCTAACCGGGCTGCTGGTGGGGCTAGGTGTCATCGAAGAGGGCACCGGGATCCTGTGGGGACGTGAGCGGGCACTCACCCCGGACAGTCCTAGCCCGGTCGACCGGGGCAGGCGGATGGGCACCCGGCTGCGGGCTGCCCATTACCGGGCGCGGGGGTGGCGACCATGAGCGCACAGCGGGGAAGCCGCATCGTGAAGGGCGACCGGGTGACGGTCGACCTAGGGGAGGGGAACCCGTACACCGGGAGGGGCGGGCGGGTGGTCTCTTTCATCCCTCGCTCGAATCTGGTTCACGTCATGGTGGCGGGGGCACTCATCGCGGTGCCGTTGACGGGGCTGGTTCGGGAGTGAGCCGAAACCGGGGCCGGGTCGAGCGCGTCGAGCGCTCGATGCGGTCCTGGTCCGGGGCGGGTGCCGCCGTCCCGCTGAAGAGGCAGGCAACTATGAGTAAGGAGCGAAACCATGAAGAGGAAAGAACTGGTCAAGGGAGTGGACTATGCGGTGCAGCGTCTCTACGCCCGGTCATACCGGCCGCACCCGGACCGTCTCACCTATGTCGGTGAGACTGAAGCGAGGTTCGGCAGCGGCTACGTGTCGTCCGAATTGATCCCGGCTGACTCGCCGGAGGCTGAGGCGCTCGACCGTCGCTTCGTCGATGTCGTCGAGGTCGACGGGAAGTGGCACTACGTGCGCACGTGGGGCTACAAGCCGGGGAAGAGCCGCCGGGCTGTGTTCGTGTGGTGGACACAGCACTCGACCCCGAAGTTGATGGTCACGGTGATCCCGTTCGGGGAGTCCATCGAATGCACGTGGGCAGACTACGAGCAGATTGTCCGTGAGCGGACCCGCGCTCACTTGGAGCAAGAAGCCGCCAGGGATCGGCGACGTGAGTACAACATGGGGCTGATGATGGCTGCGGTGGAGATCCTCGACCAGGTCGAGGGGCTGGACTTCTACCGGCTGTTCAGCGTGGATCGTGACAAACTCGCGGAGTACTTTGATGGCGAGTACGAATGGCGGCCGGATTACCTGTGGAAGAGGGCAGCGCCGATTGTTCACGCTGTGCTGGTGACGCATGGCTGGGATCCGGACCTGGTGGACCTGGCGAGGCGGTGGTCATGAGCGTGACGGTGATGCTGACCGACGAGTCGGCCGTGACCCTGCCGTATGACGATGCTGTGCGGCTGTACATCCGACTGCGCTGGGCGTTGGACCGGGCGCAGCGTGACGCAGACACAGATGGGGAGGGGTCGTGAGCGCTGTGCTGGTGCTGCTGTTCCTAGGTTCGGTCGCTGTCGCCCTGGTGCTGGTGCATCAGGACGGCATGCGGCTGGGCCGAGAGCAAAACGCTGACCATGAACCTGAATTTGACACGAACGTAAGAACCCGACAGAATCATCCCTGTAAGTAATTCCACTACACGATTGGAGCACGACATGGCACACGAACTAGAGATCCGCGAAGACGGCAGCGCCGCTGCCTTCATGGGCCGCACCCCCGGGTGGCATGGCCTAGGAGTTGTCGTCGACGACGACAACTACGACATGGAGCAGGCGCTGCTCATGTCCCGCATGCGCTACGAGTTCTCCCTCACCCCGACCGTGGTCGAGGTGGACGGGCGGACCGTGCCCGTGGCCAATGACAAGCACGCTGTGCTGCGCCGCAACATCGATGACCCCTCCGACATTCGCGCCTTCGGCGGGTCCCTGTCGGAGAAGTACAAGGTCCACACGCTGCTCGACATGTGGGGCTGGATCGATGAAGTGCTGGGCGAGGGAGCCAAGGTCGAGACCCTGGGCAACCTGCACGACGGCGCTCAGTCCTTCGTCACGGTGCGCATGCCCCAGGGTGCGTTGCAGGCCACGCACAACGATGAAGTGGCCATGTACTTGACGGTGTCCACCCGCCACGACGGTGGCGGTTCGACGACAGCGTCGGTGTCCCCGGTGCGTGTCGTATGCGCAAACACCCTGGCCGCAGCCGACACGGCAGCGGTCACCGGGAGAGTGTCGGTGCGTCACAACATCGACCTGGCTGAGGCTAGCGAGGAGGCAGCCCGACGGGTGTTGCGGATCGCTGACCGGCAGGCTGAAGAGGTGGAGGCGCTGTACTCCACGCTGAAGACCGTGGAACTGGACGCTGCTGCGATGGAGAAGATCGTGCATGACCTGTTCCCGATCCCGGAGCACGTCATGAAGAAGTCCTACGACGACATGACCACGGGTGAGAAGCGGCAGTTCTCGCTGGGCTGGAAGGCCCGCACGGGAGTGATGGATCTGCAAGAGTCCAGCCCGTACCGGGCTGAGGGTTCCGACGGTTGGAGCCTGTACCAGGCGGCAGTCGAGTACGCCGACTACTACGCCCCGGTTAAGGGCAAGGACCTGGACAAGCGCCGCGCTGAGCGGGTGCTGGCAGGGAAGGCTGACGGGGTGAAGACCCGGGCCCTCGACCTGATCTTGGCTCGCGCCTGATCGCAAGATCCAAGCAACGCTGCAGGGGTCGGGGCGGTGAGCCCCGGCCCCTGTTTGCGTCTTACGGGGGTAGACTGGTGCATATCGACACACGAGGAGAGACACAACCATGGACATATTGACGCTGCTGTGGGAGTCGTACACGACGTACCCAGCGCTGCCATTCATAGCCACCGGACCGCTGATCGTCGTGATGATCATCGTGTCCCCCATCATCGGGCTGGTCTTGACGTGGGGGTTCGTGTTGGGGCTGCTGGATCGGCGGAAGAGCAAGCCGGTGCCACGGTTCTCGCACGAGGCTGCTATTCAAGATGAACTGGCCCGAAGGAAGCGGGAGCGGGAACGCATAGAGAGGATGATGAAGGAATGTCGAGGAGAGACGAGACAGTTGCGGTGACGATGACCCGGTTCGAGGCTCGCACCCTGGCGTACTGCCTGGACCGCACGTACGAGGAGACGGTGGGAGAGCCCGCCGTGAAGATCGCTAGAGAGTTCCGTGACATCTTCATGGCGGCGGCGAAAAGCGGGGAGGCCATCGATGCGCAGGACTGACATCGATGCCTCGACTGGATCGCAAGAACCAGTCAAGGCGACCACGTTTGGCTACTGCTTGGACGGGTTCTGCTCGTCCTGCCCGGTGACCATTCACGTGCAACGCAAGGAAGGCAAGGACACCTACGAACGTAGGTACATCTGTGACTGTGAATGTCACAGGAACACATCGAAGGAGGAATAAGCATGTACATATATACGAAGCGGGGAATGGTGGCTGTTGCTGCCTATGACCCGGAGCGCAAGAACCGTGCCACGTGGCTGATCGATGAGCAGCGGGAGATGCTGCACGACGAGGCGGCTGCAGGGTCACCGATCCTGCTGGTGCGGGGCTGGCACAACCAGGTCATCGCTGACCTGGTCGGGTCGGGCACTTGCGTGTACTACGACCCGGACGCTGACTACCCGTACCGGGCTCTCGTGCGGCCCGGGGATCTGGCGAGAGCCGTGGCACGGGAAGTGTTCAACATTGACTACCGGTCGCTGAAGGTGGCGGTCGGCAACTCGCACGACACGCTGTACTGCGGCACGTTGTGGAACGTGCATGAGGAAACGAAGGAACGGCACGACGACCGCATCGAAGAGGATGAGGAACTGCCGGACTTCTTGGAGTACGTCGACAGCGTCGGCTGGATGGACGACTTCGATCAAGAGACACGTGACCGGATCTTGCGTAGGCAGGGTTTCACGATCAATCGGGGTCAGGACTAGTGGCCCCTCGTACTCGCGTTCTTCGTGATGCCCGACCGAATGTGGAGGTGACGTGGGTGAAGCAGATGCCTCGTCGAACATCGACTACGCGTGAGCAGAACCTTGCCCTGGCCCGGGAGATTGCCTCCCGGCCAGGGAAGTGGGCTCTGGTGAAGCCGTACCCGCCGACCGATAAGGGGTACAAGACAGCGAACTATCGGGCGAATGACATGCGCAGGCCGAAGCATGCGTTCTCTCAGGTGGGCTGGTTCCAGTATCAGATCCGTTTCGACCCGTTGTATGACGGGAAGGTTGAGGGTCGGGATGACGATGAGCGTGGAGCGTGGCTGCTGCTGGCGGTGTGCCGGGAGAAGCACAAGCGGGATGTTGAGGACATCCCGATGGAGGAGCGGTTCTTATTCACGACGGATGGGGAGGAGGCTGCTGGTGCGTCGGTCGAGGAAGAACGAGAGGGAGGCGCTGAAGCAGATTATTTCGGAGCCTAGTGAGGACATGGATCAGGTGTTGGCTGATGGTGCTGTCGCCGTCATCAACACGTTCATGGATTCGCGAGAGTTCTATGTTGTGGGGTTGCGGTTGGAGGGTGGACAGTCCGGGCTTTACGGCCCGTACTTGTCCAAATCAGAGGCTCAAAAGGCTCTCTCCCGGCTCGTAAGCCCGCTGCCTAATACGGAAACGCAAGCCGCCATTTGGCGGCTGTATGACATACCTGAGGAGGTTTAAATCATGGCGAGAAAGAGAGTGCTACCAACCGACAGCACGTTGGCTGACATGGCGACACGAATGACGCATCAGCAGATAGCCGATGAGGTGTATCGGCAGACTGGTTACCGGGTGGGTAGGTCGAGCGTCTCAGCAGCCCTGTCCAGGGCTGGGGAGACAACACCGAAGCCACGTAAGGCGACGGTGCCGTGGCGGGTGGCTGAGCGGCACAGCGGCCGCTACCAGTTGGTGATGCTGCGTTGCTTGGATCGACGCAACAAGGGCGAGTCGATGCCGCTGGAGTATGAGCGGCGGTTGAATGCATGGCTGGCTCGCATGGATCGCGACAACGCTGTTGTCGCTTACTGCCGCTCGACTGATGAGGGGTTCTTCTATGTTCCACGTGAGCCTGGGGATGTGGGGTATGTGCGTCGAGAGGAGATTGTTTAGCGCGCATATTTGCAACACCCTGCCAGTCATGATTTGACAGGCATGCTACAATCATGTCATCGCTGCAAAACCAAAACGAGAGGAGTGGCAGCAAATGCGCACACAACGAGACACCCAACGAAGCAAAGTCTACGCAGCCGAAAACGCCTGCTCATGGACACAGTTCGGCCAAACCATCCCCACCGACCAACTCCAAACCTGGGCCTACAAAAACGTCTTCTCACGAGCCTGGTACCGCCGCCGCTGGGGCAACCACGCACCACGCATCACCACCGGAGCACGAGGCAGAGGACTAGCCCGGGGCTCCTACCTCATCAAACTAGGAGTCGCCTCCCGAAACCCATGGGTCATGTGCCACGAAATCGCACACACCCTCACCCCCACCGACGCAGGACACGGCCCCGAATTCGCACGCGTCTACCTCTTCCTCGTGGAACGAGTCATCGGCAAAGCCGAAGCCAAAGAACTGCGCGAAAAATTTCGGGAGCACCGCGTCAAAGTAGCGCCAGCAAAGAACCTGCTAGCCATCCGCTTCGCACCCGGCGAAGCACCCGCAGCAATCAAACCACCGAAGCCCGCCAAGAAACCACGACGGCCCCGCAACTGGACCCCCGCCGACGTGCGGCGAGCCGCCGCCAAAGTCGGAGCAACCGTCCACCACGACAAGAACCCCAGCAGCGGCTACCCAGTCCGGGGACTGTGGGATCTCGACGTGATCGCACCCGAAGGATACGAATGGGTCAGCGAAGGCTGGGACCTCGTCGACATCGACGAGACCCGAACCATCCTCAGCACCTACGCCTACCCCGAATCCGCCTTCACCGGCAGCGACCGCTGCCGTGAACTGATCACCCAGATCGAGGCCGGAATGCAAGAGACCAACAAGTCTGCTACTGTCTGAGAGTGACAGCGCCATGGCTGTCGCTCCTCTCGAAGAGGAGGGCCAAGATCTCCCCCGGTCTTGGCCCTCCATAGAGAGAGCCCCAGGTGAGCACTAGTTAAGAGCGTCTAGTGCGTGGGAGGGGAAGCCCCACCTGGGGCTTTCTCTTTGCCCCAATCACATGTACCAGTACGCAAGCCACAACACAACGAAGCAGGCTGCCCCCGAAAGGGCAGCCCACAACAGGAACACATCAAGCACCGTCACCAAGGTCGAGGGCCACCCAAATAATCAACCATCGACTTCAACGCAGACTTCATCCTGCGCTCCACCGTCGACTCACTCATGTCCAGCATCTCCGCCAACTGCGGGCTCGACACACCATGACCGTAATGCCGCACCAGCATCGCCTGGTCAGACTGATCTAACACCTGTAAAGCAGCCTGCACATCAGCCAACGTCGCCTCCGTGTTGAACCGCTCATGCAAAGGAGCAGCAGCCCGACGCGACAACTCATCACCCTGATTCGTCAACACACCGACACCGTTCACCAACACACCGATCCAGTCCCGCAACGAATCCTCGTTGTACCAAGCCACATCCTGAACCTCGTACCCAGAGTCCTTCGCCTTCACCTTCTGCGCATACCGCTCCGCAGCCCGCCCCAACGCTGTCAGCAACGCTGACCAGCCACGCTTCCGATCCTTCTTCTCCTCCCGACCCAGATAGTCAGCGACCTTCGCTCGCTTCCTCCAGGCCCACAACCACAACTCCTGCTGAATGTCTTCCTCCTCCAAGGAAGCCACCTTCGAATGCCGGAACTTTGAACGTGAAGCGCAAATCGACACAGCATCAGCCAACGCAGACACGTCAACACCTTCGGGCCACTCACCCCTCACCGACATGAGTACACCCGCCCAGCGAGCGTGAAGCGGCCATTAATAATCGGCACCAACTGCGGGAACACACGCCCCGCATCATCGGTCTCCAACACTCCAGCACCGGCCTGCCAGTTCGCACTACCAGCATTCAGGTACGTGGCCTTCCGCATGTCCATCAGATGCCCAACCTCCATACCGAAACGCAAACCAGTCACCTTCGAATTCAACGAACCGTGATCGTGCTGCAAACCCAGCCGGTGCGTGTGTCCACACACCACCGACCGCTGCCACCGCTTCGCCAAATTCATTGCGGTGCCGCCCGGTGTGCGGATCAGCGAACCCTCATCGCCGTGACCCATCACCCAGCCTTTCGTGAACTCGAAAGGCTGATGTTTGAAGTCGATATTCAACTCGTCGTAACGCAGCAAGCGTTCATAACTCAACGCCTCCAGGCTCGACAACGCTGGCGCATACTTACCGATGTACTTCTGGATCCGGTCCCCATGATTGGACCGCATCACAATGAACGGAGTCTTCTTCCCGATAGCGTCACGAAACCCAGCCATGATCTCGTGAGTCCTGTCAAGACCCGCTTGCAAGGTTCCTGCATACTCCGCCGCCATGCCCTTGTTCCACCGGGCAGGCTCAGGACTGTCGGCCTCATCGCCGACACACAGCAGCATGTCAGGCTTGTAATCCTTCACCGCTTCCTGCATCGCCGCGACTGCTTTCCGGTCCTCCATCGGAGCCTGAATGTCGCTGATCACAAAGATCTTCACGCTTCACCATCTCCTCGAAACTCATTAGCCCGGTTGCGGACAGCCATCGCATGTACAGCGAGCATGGCGGCGTATGCGTACACATCGGCGACCTCGTCGAGTAGTTCGTCATAAATCTCCTCCACCGATTTAGTTTCGAACTGTTGGATGCGACCGCCGTACTGTGTTTCACCGACGGTGATGACACGTTGCGCTGTCCGATCCGCGACCTGGCGGATGAAGTCCGCCAACTCGACAGACGAAACCCCTTCACCCAACTGGGCGACGGCGGCGTGATGACGTAGAGACACGACTCTCCTTAAACAGTTGTAGTGGCTTTAATTCCTAGATCTTGGAATAAGCCTTCGCGTCCCTTCAGGGAGTATAAGGCGTTTATGTCCAAGCCGCTGGGGATCACGACGTTCCTCGCATGCGGGATGTCCCGCAGGATCTTCGTCGCCAACATTTGCCCCGGGTTAGAACCATCCTGCTTATCGATATCGTTATCGACACACACGAGCACGTCGTCGAAACCATCCAGCACCCGGGCGAAATGCGGTTTCCAATTCGACGCTCCACTCACAGCCACCACCGCTGGCACGCCAGCCTGCTTCGCTGTCACGCAATCGATCTCACCCTCAACGATCAACACTTGCGGCGTGTTCACCAACGCATCAGTCACGTTGTATAAACGCACCCGTGAATTCTCCGGAGCCAAATACTTCGGACCCATGTCATCCAAGCGGCGGAACTTGAAACCAACAGTCCCGCACTTCGCGATGTACGGGATGCTCAACATCCCAGCGAAACGCTCATGCGAAGGCAACGGGTCAGAGACGTGACCAAGGCGGAACGTACGGTTTGCTTCCCTTGCGTCGATTCCCCTTTCCTCCAGATACGCTGCGGCCGAAGAGCCCATCAGGCTGCTCGCGTACCTCTCCGCCGCCTCCTCCAAAAAGGCCCTCTGCGATTCGGTTAGCGTCTGCAAAACTCACTCCATCTCTCAACTCGATAATCGTGTAGCCATCACCACCAGCGCCGCATGCGAAGCACGTCCACAAACCATTGCTGATGTTCACGCTCGCTGACGCGTGCGTGTCATCGTGGACAGGGCAACGGCAACTGCGATCCCCGTAACCCCGGGGGAACGGCAAGTCGTAATGCTGGAACACGAGTTCCAGCAACTCCCCTTTATCTCTCTCCATGTTTCCCGTACCTAGGGTGCGAGAAGTTCTTCGGATCCAGGCAGTTGATGTCACGCTGCCGCCGGATCTGCCGACGCTGCTCCGGCGACGTGCCACCCCACCAGCCGTGATGTTCGAACTCCAAAGCCCACTCCAGGCATTCGCTGCGCACAGGACAGGACTGGCACACTCGCTGCACTTGCTCCCCGTAACCGCCCTGCGCTGACTTCATGCTGGGTAGCGTCTCCGGGAAGAACAGGTCTGTATCCATGTCACGGCATGCTGCTGCTTCACGCCAATCCATTTTCCCAACAAGACTCATGGCCCATACCCCGCTTCTTTCAACAGATTGACGAACACTTGCATTGGCATCGTCGCGTAGCAGCGACCAACCTCAGTCACCCCACGACGTTTATGAACCACGGCACCGACCAGGTTCCGGCCGTTGGCCATTTCGTTGACGAGTTCGTCAACCCACCCAGCCAAGTTCATTACCTTCTGGTTCTTCGCTTCGATGGTGACACCGACAACACCGTCGATGTCACCACGGTCGTCTTGCCAGCCAGCACGGGTACGTTCAGCACCGATCCAACCTTCGGCCCGCAGATACTTGACGATCTGCCGTTCCCACTCGCTGCCCTTCTGCTTACCTCGACTGGGCATGTCTCTCCCTAATAGTTGCCGCGATCTGTTCCAGAACTGCAGCGGTCTCCAGGTCAGCCGTACCCAGGTAAACCTGGGTTCGGGTGTAGCCATCGGAGTGCCGTTCGTGCATGACTGGTTCGTTGCTGGCTGTGAACAGTTGCGCGATCAGTTCGTCGCCGTACTTGTACTGGTCTAACGCCAACGTGAGTGAGCCGCGCCCATCGACGAGGGCTTTCGCTGGCCCGGATGAGAACTCGCCACGCACCTGATCACCATCGGTTTCCCACATGTGATACGTGATGCCGTGCGCGGAGTTCCCTCGCTCTGTGCTTGCCCGATGCCTCCACCTATTCATGCTGGAACTCGCTCTGTCCACACAGTTCGCACACGAGGAAGCCGCGACGGATGATCCACTTGGGTCGATGCTTATCCATCACCGATACCCCGGTCCGCGCCACTCTCTTTTTTGATCGTCGAGGCGGACGAACACTTCCCTCAACCGATCCAAGCGGTCTTCTTTCTCCGCTTCTCTTTCGTCAGCGCACACTCCACACATGAACTCGCTGGTGTTCTTTGCGTAGTTGTAGACGAGGGTGGCTACTGGACCGAAGTCGTCGTGCTGATCGGAGATCCCGCACGAGGCGCAGATGATTGGCTCATCATCATCGTCATCGTCTTCATTCCAATACACGCATTCGTGTGCTGGTAGCAGCACATCAGCAGGTCCATCTGCTGTCGCTGGAATATGCTCGCCACATTCGATGAGCAATCCACCGTTCCCATCAGCCAACGTCACGTACACGTGGCCAGCATCGGAGTCCACTTCAGCGGATGGATCGACCTTCGCTGACTTCAACAACTCACCCAGGTCGATCAGGTCTTGCGCACAGGTGACTCGTGTCTTCAACGAGGCGTATCCGAAGATCTCCATGTTCGGTTGCATCTGCATTCTTTTCTCCTTAGTGGTAGCCGGGACCGCAGTCGGTCCCGGGCACGGTTGCTTTCCAATGGAAAGCACCAGCGCCGTGGTCATAAATGAGGTGGAAAGCCATGTCCTGGTAGTAGCGGGACCACTTGTTCACAGGTGTATCCCGCAGTAAGCGACCGATACGGATCGCTGTCTGTTTCGGCACGTTATGCACGTGCCGCAGTTCCTTCTGGATCATCCAGCCAGCACCAACACCCAGGGCTGGGCTCATCTGGTAAGCACCCCGGTACTTCCCGCTGCGCGAAACAGCGTGGTACTTGTCGTCCGATTCACGTCCGCGAATGCATTGCCGGATCCGCTCGTAGCGGGGCTCATAGAACCTGCCCCGGTACAGCGAATTCCCATCGAACGGTTTCTTTCCCACCACGACGACTGGTGGGTACGCCGGGGCGGACCGGTCTTCTGGCCCGGCCGCTACAGCGGCGGCGAGCAGTAGTGACTCCAACATGTGTCTCTCCTCTCAATCGACTGGTGTTGGGGACTTGCAAATGCTTCCGCAGTTAACGCAAGCAACTTCGATGAAACGGCCACTCACTTCACGTTCGACTGGGTCGAACCACACCACCGCATGCCACAGTTCACTTCCGCATAGGCATGTTGATGTGGGCCCAGCCCACCTGTAGTCGTCACCGTCTTGTTCCTGGCTCAGTAGCAGTTCAATGGGAGCGGGCAATGAGCCCGTATCCGACAGCGTGCTGGCAGAAGCAGGCTTGCTCCCCAACACATTGCGAATGAAATTCCATGCTGACAACACGAGCCTTGTCGGCACCATCGAGATCTCCTTCATCGATCAACCGAACAAGTTCCTTGTTCGCTGCTCCGCCACGTAGGCATGAGTGACAAATAGCCATTGCTTCTCCTCACACGAACTCCATCATCGTTCGTGCCTTCTGCATTTCTGCTTGCGATTCGTATAGGGACATTCGTGCTGGGTCGACTGCGAGGGTGACGTACGTTTCCCCAGTCGGGTCGTGAGAACCGTGACGGTTCTTCACGGCTGCGAGTTTGAACACGTGATCGTTCGGGTTCATGGCCACCGACAGGATCTGCTCCGGCAACTGGTTCACTTTCCCTTGCACCGCTTTACGTGGCGGAGGGATGAACGCACGTGAATCGTTCTCGCTGACGTGGTGTAGGCATAGGACGCACGCATCGATCTTCCTGGCCAGCGTGTGGAACGCTGCCATTGTCGCCCGCATCTCCTGCCACTCACTATCGGTGGAGTGGCTGATGTTCATGAGGTTGTCAATGATCAGCAGTTGCACGTGCTCACCTAGGAGTTCCTCGACAGCGAGGATCTCCTGCTCAATGTTCTCCAAAGATGGGCTGGGGTCGTAAGACCAGAACAGGAAGTCATCGAGTTGCTCCATTTGCTCATCGACGATGGCTGCGCCACTCGATGCGAGCATCTCTTCCACTTCTTTCGTCGGCACGTGCAGCAGGTTCGCTGCCGCACGCAGCCGCATCGTCGCCTCATCGGTGTCGGCGCTGATGAACAGCGTCGGCACTTTCATCTTCATCGCCGCGAACATTGCGAACAGCGACTTGCCGCCATTCGGTTGAGCCACGAGCATCGTCAACTGGCCACGCCGCAACCGGATCTCGTGTGCTTTCAAAATCGGGAACACGTCCGGGAGGGGGGTCCCAGCGGACCCCCCTCTGCGTTGACGTTGACTGAGGCGCTTCACAGCCAGCGAGTCTTTTCAGGGTCGTCGACTGGCTTCGTCGGCTTCGGTCCCTTAGTCGGGTCAACCCAACCCTTGAACGGTCCCTTCGCTCCACGCCCTTCCATCAGCACCATACGGCGACCGTCCTGCGTCATCGGTGCTTCCGGATGGTTGTACGTGAACTGTGTGCCCTTCGCGTTCTGCATCACCTCAGGTGCTGCAGTTGGTGCTGCAGTTTGTGCTGCAGCCTGCGGCTGCTCACTAATCACCTGACTGCCAGGCATCGCTTCGGTGACGTTCTGCACGGCCTGCTGCATCGTCGGCTTACCGCCGCCGATACCGGCAACAGTTGACGCGAACGCATCCAACAACTCCGGGATCTCGTCATCGTTCACGAAGTCACGGATCTTGTCTTTCAGATCATCGACCGTGTCGGACTCGATATTGCAGTAGCCCTTGCTCACGGTGTAGTGGTACTTCCCTGCCATTTACTTTCCACCTTTCTTGTTTGGTTCTTGCGTTTGCAAGCCTTTGTAGTGGGGGGAGTCGGGGTCGAACTTCCACGCATCGACACCGCCCTGCACGTAGCACGCTGACCGCACATCGCAAGACCAGCAACCAGATCCCTCTTTCGGGATGAACACTTCGTTGCTGACAGCGAAGTCGAACTGTTGGAACAGCCGGGTCACGTAGCGTTCGTCGTAACGGCCAAGAGGTGACGGCTCTGTCGGCTCACCCTTGCGGGTCATCCAGAACGAGCCATGTGTCGCATCGACACCGGTCGCTTTAGCAAGCATCACCCGGTACACACCCAGTTGCATCATCGCGGCAGGGGTGCGGCTACCAGTCTTGTAATCAACCAGGACGATGTTCCCGGCATCGTCCTCCATGACCGCGTCCACGAAACCTTTGACATGGATCCCGTCGATGTGGCCACTCACGTCCGCTTCGATCAACGGTTGTCCTTCGTGGGCGACGAACTTCCAGTTCGTTTCGCTCAACCATTGGGTGTACTGCTCCAACTGGCGTACACCTTCTTCGGTCCACCACGTCAGGTCTTCACCGTTCGGTTTCGCTTTGGTGGTGCGGCCTGCTCTGCGCCAGCGATCTGTTGGCCAGTCGGGGCTGACCGATGACACTCGCTCCACTTCGCTAGCCAGGGCAGTCGACCATAGGTCTCGCAGTTCCTGTTGGGTTCTTGCATTCACGGCGAAAGTTCCTTTTCCATGTCGGTGTAAACCTCAACGACGGCTGCGTCGGGTATCGGGGTGTCGCTTCCCTTCGGGTACCACATGTCGTGGAAACGTTCCACGACGATGCGTGCTTCGAACGTGTTACGCATCTTGGCTCCGTTCGAAGTGTTCCCGGTTGATCTGCTCGATAGCGTGGTGGATGGCTGTCCCTGCGGCCAGCCACACGCTGGGTGTTTGCGGTGCCCGCACTAGGCGGCTGAGTTGGTATTGCTTCGGGCAATGCAGCCAGGAGTTGATCTGGCTGTACGAGTAGTTGTCAGGCTTCATCGGGTTCATCTCCATCGTGTACATCGCCGAACGTCAGGATGTGCCGTTCGGCTTCGGTGTCCCACCATTGCTCACGGATGTCGAGCCCAAGGGCTCGTGCTGTGAGGAGCATTTGGCTGAGTTGCTTGACGGAACAGTTCTCCGTGTAGGAGATGATCATTCCGGTTTCGTCGTGACTGGCGAAGATGTCACCCTCGTCGGTGAGCACGGTTGGGTCTTGCAAGGTGCTGCTCCTTTGGTTGCGGTGTGATGAGTTTAAGCAGTCCAGCGGGGGATTGCAAGAACCCGACACACGTGGCGTGTTGGTGTCGCTGAACAACGTACAGCGAGGGACTGACAACCGTCAGGTAGGCAGCGCGGCGTGTCGCAGCGTGTTGGAAACGCGAACTTCGTTCGCTTTCAGCCAGGAAAAAAATACCGTGGTACGCTCTAGCGAGCGAGCGAGGCGAGAGCCGAGCGAGCGAGCGGCCCTAAGCACTTGGCCCCGGGGAGCGCATCGAAGCGCTTCCCCGGGAGCGAAGCGGACGGAGTCACTAGGAGCGACGCTCCGCTCCGGATCCCCGGAGCGTCGCTTTGGTTACTTCGCTGGCCGAATTGGCGGATGCAGCAGATCACCTTTGCGGCGGGTTCGATACACGAACCCGTCCGGATCGTCGTACACATAGTCAACGACGGCGTTGTTATCTTCCAGCCGTTGCAGCCACGAATCCAATCTTTCGTTCTGCTCGCTGGTTAATTTCTCGCCCGCATCGCGGCGGGCGAGATACCTAAGCATCGACAGCGGGTAAGCCCTAGCATGGTCTGGTCGAACAGGGGACCAAGGCACATGCGTCTCGTAGCGGATCCGGCTGGTCAGCCCAGCCCTGGAAAGGGCTGCGGCTATCGCCGACTTAGACACCTCAACGTTGTCTTGTTCTTTCACCCGGTCGACCATCTGCTGATGGGTCAAACCTTCTTCCTGCCAGCGTTCCAGAATGGAATCGCTAGGCAGCAATCGTTTTGCTGGCATGGCGCAGCCTCCCTTCGTAATGTTTGTAACAAGACAGTACTAGTTTGGTTTAACAGAATCCACTTCTGTCACGGTCATGACCGATCCATGACCAAATCATGTCCGAATTATACCCATTTGCACCACGTCATGGTTACCGTTAGAACGCATGACAGGTTCTTGCAATCACCATCAGGGTTAATGTATTGTTCCCAACAACGCCAACACAGAGAGGAACACACGATGAAACTGGAACCTGCCATTCAGGGGTACCTGGCCTACCGTGCTAACGGCTGGTCAGCGTCCACCGTCCGGGGCGACAAGAAAGTCCTCGCCAAACTGCTCCGCCACACCGGCAACGTGCAACTGGCATCCATCACCCCAGAGGTGATGGATGAACTGCTGCGATCCAAGCCGATGTCCGGTGGCTCACCAGCCACCTACAACCTGTACCTGTCCGGGCTGCGGAACTTCTTCAAGTTCTGCCGCCAACGCAAACACGCACCCATCGACTATGACCCGCTGGTTGGGCAACGCCCAAAGCCGAACCCTGAGAAACCAAAATTCCGTATCACGATGGATCAGTTCCCTGCCTTGCTGGATGCGGCTGGGAACGAACGTAACCGGATGGCTATCGCCATCGGGTTGTATCTGATGGTTCGCGAAAGCGAAGCCCGCAGCATCCGGCTGGGTGATGTGGATCTGAACGAAGGCACGATTGCTGTGTGGGTTCACAAGACGAATGGGTATGACGAGATGCCGATCAGCGCTGAGTTGGATGCTGAGTTGCGTCGATACCTGGTGTGGTACACGCAGCATCATGGGCCGTTGAAGGATGACTGGTTTCTGCTACCCCAACGCAAATTCACAAACCGGTTCCAGGTTTACGAACTGGCACCGTCGAGGGGACTGCAGCAAGGTGGCCTATCCCGTGTCGTACAACAGGCCGTAGGAGCCCTAGGACACCCCACAGCGGGCGTAGGAATGCACACCCTTCGCAGGTCCGCCGCTGCCGCCCTGTTCCAGGAGAAGACGCGTCAGGGCTACGACGGGGCACTCAGGCAAGTGAGTGCCTGGCTGCATCACAAGTCGCAGCGCACCAGCGAGATCTATATCGGAATCGATATTGATCGCAACACTCGCAATGAAGAAACAAAGTCTCAGTCGCTGTATCCTTCACTCAACGACGACAAGGTTATAAATCTAGGAGATAAGCACGATGGCAGTAATTCCAACCAGGCTGTGTGATGCCTGTGGTGCGGTGGAAACAGCCAACAAGGCAGTCATCCAAATCGACATCAAACGCAGCGATGGCTACCGAACCATCGGGGACCTCTGCACCAAATGTTTAACCAGTCTGGAGAAAGAGTTCGGGCTGCAAACCACCAATAAGAAACGACGATCCACCTTCACCGTCAAAGACTGACAACAAAAAAAAGAGGGGAGGCTTTTGCCTCCCCTCTTTGTTGCGTACTACGCAACACCAAGATCCCTCAACACACCCTCATCAATCCACACCTCACCCGAATCCTCACCACGCAGCCTCCGCCAGCCACGCAACCGTTGAGCCAACTCGTTATCAAACATATTTGACACCGGGTACACACTCAGGCGCACCTTCACCTCAGCAACAACCGGATGCTCATCACCCGGACCCAAATACCAAAACGTCACGCCTGCCTCAAAGTGATCTGCGCAATACCACCGAACCCGGAAGCGCCAGCAGGCGGCGCAACCTGCAGAAACAACGCACGATCCACAACAGCCATATACGCGAACCCGCCAGAGAACTCACGCACACGAACAGCAGACCCCGAAGTCAACTGCTCCATCAAAGCCTCCCACCGTTCACGCGCATAACCCTCATAGCCAACCTGAACACCCGACGAGTCACGCTCAAAATCGAAACACAACAAAGGCAACACAACCGTCTCGCCACGGTTACGCACAGCAGGCCACGCCCGGAAAGACCACGCCGACACCGTCGGCGCGAGAGAACCATCCACCTCATCTGGCCGCAACACAAACCGTGCAGCCATCGACGAATACCCATGCCTACCGCTGATCTTGAACGTACCCTCCTGCCCCACATTCGAAGTCAACACACCAACAGGCAACGTCACGCCAGCATCATCAATAACCGACACCGACACAGAACCCTTCATCGGTGATTCACAAATCACCTTCAACTGGTCGAAGTACTTACCCTCCAAAGTGCCGAACCGAACCCACGAAGTTTGCAGCCAACCCTCCGACTCCAGGCCATTCTCCTCCCGCGCCTGATACAGCACCACGTCAGTCTTCCCACCAGCAGCAGGCTCCAACGCAATCAACGCCGCCTCGCGTTGATCCAGAATCACCGCGTCAACAACACGCGACGATGACGGGATACGAGTCCAGTTCGCCCACGAGTTCCGACCATCCTCATCCGCGACACCAAGATCCACCACCACGATCCCGCCGCGACCATCACCAGCATCAGAAACCGGATACGCCATGAACCTGTCAAACACAGAAATCTCATGCGACGTTCCCGTCGACGGAGGGGAACCAATCAACGGCCCATACACCACGCCGCCCTCGTTCGTGACCGTCCCAATACGCACACCCTTATCCGTCAAGATGCCAAGGAACGTACCCAAATACGTGGCGATACCGATCAACGTTTCAGAGATCGGGAACTGGGCAACCTCGATAGGTGCATTCAACTCAGGGATAGAACCCGAATCGTCCAACGTTAAAGCCAACACGGCAGACCCAGCCAGGCCATGACCAGCCAGCAGGATCGATGCTGGTGTTGATGCTGCACCAGCGAAACGCCACGACGAATCTTTCATATCCATCACGGGAACGTGAGTTTCCGTGTCGGACAAGTCAATGTCCGCATCGATCAAGCCAGGTAACTCCCAGGCTTTATCACCAGCCATGAAAATTAAGCGGCCCTTCACCCACGCCATCACCGGGATGCCGGTGAAACCAGAGATAGTGGAGACTTTCATCCCAGCCTCATCCTGCACAACCGCTTCATCCGTGAAACCGATCACCAGGTACGGTCCAGCCATCACTAGGCTTGTTATATCCGATGAGAAATGCTGCCCAGCGTTCACGATGAAACCATCGAAAGACTGGTGATACAACACTTCACCAAGTGAATACACGTACCCGTGGGACGTGGTCGTGACACGACCAATCGTCCCCTCCTCCCGCGCTATCTCCACCGCCTTCGGCAGCAGCAAAAACGAACCAGGGGTGGAGAACACATCCACCCCAGCAGACTTGTAGAACTTACGTTTCACAAGATCTGTGGAGATGGGTTCCATGTATTCCTGGTCAGCGCCGCCAGACCAGTCAGTCTGGCTGCGCATCCACCAGCCCTCCAGCGACTGGTCGCCAGGAGTGATCGACGTGTCCAACTGTTCCTTCGTGATGCGGGTCAACTCACGCGTATACGGGTACGTGTCACTAGCACCCGACAAGAACCGCACACCAGAAATGTCATAGTCAGCCCGGAACTCCAAGTTCGGGAACGTTGACGATGTGGACGCTACCGATAATGGATGCGGTATCGCATGGATCTCATCAGGGACCGTCACAGCAGATCACCCCACGTCAACCCAGACACCGGCTTCGGCAGCGGGGGAACAACACCCCCGTTGCCGTCATCGAGAACCTCAAACACCTTCGCCATATCATTGAACACAGCCGCTGTAGCGCCATGCTTCACCGTCGCACCAACCGAATGAGCGAACGGGGAACCACCGCCAGTAGCGCCATTGTCACCAATGGCGCGGTCAACCGTTAACTGGGTGCCAGCAACAGCAGTCACCTTCATGATCTCCTCAGTACCCAGATCCGGGTCCACAATGATCATGAACGGAGCCGGTGGGAAACCAGACACAGACTCCACCGTTATGGCGGTAGCGCTGCTGGAAACGTCCTGAGTTAACTCCGTCTGTTGAGCGAAGTTCGTGTAATTCAACCGGGCCATAACTACCTCTGATACCTAGCGCGACTGTTAGTGGAGTTGAGGAGACGCAACCGTTCCTCGTTCAAACGCTGCATGTACAGCGCCTGCAGATACTGGGACTGCTGCTGCGCAGCAGTAGACGACACTCGCGAATCCAACGCGTTCGCCTCAATGGACCTGGTTTGCACGTCGTACGCGTCAGCCATCGCCAACAATCGAGCAGCAGCACCAAGAACTGGGATGTCCTCAGCGGACTCCGGCAGCATCGTCTCAGAGAAATAGTCGCTGTCGTTATTCAACGGCAGCGGGTCACGGGAAACAACAGCCGTGAACGAACACGTCAAACACCAGTCGTCATACAAGTACAACGCTTTCCCAGTTTCGGAAACATCCAACGGGGCTGACTTGTCGAACGTCCAGTTCCGCAGATACATCACGTCACTATCGACGACACGATCATCGGTGATCGTGATCGTCAAAACGTCACGAACATACTCCGGCATCGGGTACTTGAAGTCGCCATTCAAATGAATCTTGATCGGCCGTAACTCCTCCACGCCATACAACTGCGAACCGATCTGACGGATCGTCTGATTCAACGTGTCCTTCAAGAACTTACGCGGATACAGCGGAGACACAATCACCCGCGATCCCGCGTCATGCGGGTTCGCCTGAGTTCCATCCATGCCCCGCCCATACGGTGGGATCTCCAAAGAGTTGTCGTTCCTGACTGGCTTGTCCACCCAGATCAACTCGTCACCGATCTCGATGCGGCCACGTGACACGACACCAGCGTCGGCGACCGACGCAGTCGTCGCATCCACCGACAGGTCCTTAATCAAGTGAGTGCTGATCTCTTGATCACGCACGAACGAACGCAAATACGATTGTGTTTCAGCGACCATCTCGCCGAACGTTTTCATCATGGCTAGTTCCTTAAAGTCAAAGCAGTATCGGCAGCCCTCGACGCTGCTACTGCTTCACGAACATCGCTGACCTTCGACCCGGCAGGGCGAATACCCTGCTCGTGAGCCTTCTTATATTCCGTGATGTCCCGATCATTCCCAGCGTTAATGGAATACAAACGGTCCTTCGACTGGCTGCTGTTCCGCACAGCAGGCATCGACGCACGCAAGCATTCCGCATACGACGAATGGTTCTGAGACTTGCAGCCGGAAGCGCAGTTACTCATTGTCCATGACCTCCCGGTACTCCTGGGAAACGATGCGTGCCTGGTTCATGACAAACAACGCAGTCTGGAACTCGTTAATGAGCGACAACTGGTTGTACTCCTGCATCCATTCCCCTAACGGAAGGTCAGGGTTAATACCAGCAAGTTCGCTGACCGCAACTTTGATGCGGTCATACAACGATTCAATGATCGAAGGATCATCCAAGTCGATGGCAGCAAGATTGTCGATCTCAGCGTTCGTCAAATAGATAAGGCTGCCGTCGTCCTCAACGAGGGAAGGGACACCGATTCGGTTCGTGACAATGTCCACCGTCACCACTTACCCAACGGGCACGAGACAGAACGAACCTGAGTTTTGATGCGCATGAAACATCCGCATTCTTTGCATGTTCCCGTTGGCTTGAAGAACCGTGGACACTCAACACAAATGTCCCAACGTTCCTTCGCCAACTCACTACGAGACTTCTCCGACATCCCCTTCTCCTAGTAAATAGTCGGTGTTTCTTTACTGCCAACCAAGCCGGTTGACTGCACAGTTGAAGGTGGAGGCCACTCGTAGCGAACCACAACAACGCCCTGTCGGCCAGAACCCCCACCAGGTTCTCTCGTGTCAACACATTGACGTGAACCGTTCGGGGCCATGCCCCGCACACAGTCCGTCCACACACGCTCTTGATGATGCTTTGTGTTATCGCCCGTGCAGGATTTGCGGCAAGTGCTGCCGCTTAACGAGCCGCCGCTGTCGCAATGGTAACGAGTTCCATACACCGGTTGTGACGTGCAACAGTTACAACCGCACACACTCCAACCGCCCGGGCATCCAGTCTGGCCACGGCCAGACCAATGCGCCCGACCAGCATGATCCAAGTATGCGAAGTTGCAGTCACACGGCCCATGACACAACACCGCGTTCGGTGGGCACGGGTTACACGGGCGGGCAGCGCCCGTGATGTTCGTCGTCCCCGACTGGTACCGCTCAGCCCTAGCCCCATACGAACAGTCGTACGTGTACGGGCCACCCGTGGTCCACTTGCGGATGTAACTGGCCTGCGGGTACGGCTCCTGCAGTTTGAAACCACCGCCACCGCCCTGACCAAACCAGGTCGCATTCACCGGGCCGACATTGTCGCCACCGTCACCACCAGCCTTCTCCTGCCCAAGTGCCGCAGCGAACCCGGCAGGGATCGTCTGCGGATCCGCTGACTGTTCACCATGACCGCTGCCACCAGCAGACAACACCTGACCAGAAGGCAGGTTTATGAAAGAGTCCTCGCCATTCGATCCGACCCGGATCGTGAAGATCTTGTACGTAGCCGACACCGTCGGCTCCGTGTGCCCCGTCACTTCACCACCGTCACCACCACGGCCAGGGTCCGTGTACGACGATGTTTGCCCATCGACACCGCCACCAACAACGAACACTTCAACCTCTTCAGAGTGGTTGAACCACGTCAACTGGTGCGAGCCAGGCGTACGAAAGATGTGATAGCGGTACTGCTTCCCGTCATCCGGGTCCGTATTGATGACGATGTCGCCACCAGTCGGCTCCGACGGGAGAGTACCTACAAAGGAAAAGGGAGGAAGAACCACTCCCCACCGTGGTACACCGCACTCACGACCCCGTACTTGGAGCCAGATGAGTTAACCCCACCGCCGACAGGGGTGCCGCCAGCGTTAAGAATGATTTCCCCGTCACCCAGTTGATAGGCGGCGAGACGGTCCCCGTCTTGCAGCCCACCAGTTGGCAACGTCAACGTGATATTCGATGCGCCGCTGTACAAGATCAGATCCTGGACTTGTACATCCGTGTCACCGGTCACGGCGGTGACGTTCAGTCGAACGTTGGGGTAGGCGGGGATGCTGTCGGAGAACTGCGTCATCGCGGTGACGATGTCAGCCGGATCGGTGAGTTCTGGGACGGTGTACGCGAAGCCGCTTTGCTGCCCCGTGTGGGTGGTTGGCATGGATCTCCTCTTTCTGTTGCTACGGTTATTCAGTTGTCATCTACGGGTTATGCGTAATTCCGCATAACGTGGCTTTATCCGCAATATGTGGTAAAACACATAACCGGCGTGAACCTGCCGATAGTGTTTAGGCAATACTCAGGGATACAAACGTGATACGAGATCGTGAGGATTTACTAAACACCCAACGTCAGCCTCGAAGAATCGCACCTACTGGCCTCGCATTTATCCACAGTCACCTGAATAGAATCCAGTTGAGCACGACTGAGCATGACTTTGTTCCGGTTCCATTACGCGACGCAAGGTAAGGGAACAGTCACAGCGCATGTCCACGAACGGCGACATTCACCCGAATGTCTGCGTTCTAAGACAATCTCCGCAACGTCCACAATGTTCGACCCACCCACACATCCAGAGTGTGCCTGCCATGTAGCGACCATAATTGCCATCCATGCTGGCTGGTTTGCGCAGTACGTCGAATCAAATGCCAGTTGCCTAGCGTCCAGTCTTTACGGTTCATGGCAACTCCATTTCTTGCGCCAACCTGGTCAGTTCCCTCGCAGCCAGATCGTGACTGCATGGACGGCAGCCCTCATACTTCGTGTGATGGCAGTCGGCGTAGATCTCCGCTATCTGTTCATCCATCCCCATGGCCTTCCTTCTGTGACCACGCCACCTGAACCGACAGTTCTTCATCGGCAGCGTGGAACGTTTGGGTGAGCAGTTTGGGCACATGCTCAGGTGAAGCAGTTCTAGGCAAGTGCAGGCACATGCTCAGGTACAAGCACCCAGGTCGGTGAGCAGTTTCAGGACACTTGCTCAGGTGTCAATACACAACCCACAAGAGGTTGTGTGGGTGAACAGCCAAGTACTCCCGGAGGATTCTTGGCAGTTAGTGGGCAGTTGTATAGCGGATGCCCAGCCGCAGCCCCGCACAGCAACCGTCCGGATGCCTGCGGGGAGAACTATCCCAAAAATCCAAACGAAAGACTGGACACTCTCGGCTT